TAGAGTTTTAGGAGGTTATATGATATCAGTTGCACAAGTAGCGTTACATATACTATTTGATGATTACTTATTCTTTACTTTCTTATTTTTAGCAGGTTGTGGGTTTGGTGCATTGATTGTACTATCTATTAGAGCCGCTAAGAAATTCGGGAGAAGAAAATGAAATATAATAAAGAACGCAATGTCAACAGAGTAACATCAATCCTATTATTCTTCTCGCTACTATTCTTTTTAATGTCGGTAGTAGATAGTAAAGATGGGGATAGAAATGTTCAAGTATTAATTAATATTATAATATCGGGTTTATTTGCAATAGTTGCAATGATTAACTCTAGGAGACTGAAATGAAAAAGATTGAAAAGAAAGAAGACTCAAGCGAAGTTGTGTTTACCCATTCCACTATTGGAGTAATCCGTAAAGGTAATAAGTTTGAACTACACAAGATTGAATTTAATGCTAATGGAGATGCTAAAGCTACATTACATAAAGTTTATGATGATAAGTTTGACGCTGTAGACGGGTTTAAGATTCATGCAGCTGAACTTGTATTTGATGAAATGGATAAAGATTAGTGAAGATATCAATATCGGCAAAGGATAAGTATTGTCAGTGTAAGAGAAGTTACAAGCTTCATTATGTTGACAAGATTCGTCCAATTAGACAGTCATCGGCGTTAATTTTTGGCTCGGCATTAGATAATGCCCTCAACTATTTATTAGAACATCATAAAGAAAGTGGTGTATTATTTTCAGTGTGTGACATATTTGATTCTGGATGGAGTAAGTATGAACATGCCGAGAATATTGATTACTTCGCATCAGACCTTGATATAAGCCTTTTAAGCCCTTCTGATTGTGAAGCCTTAGATAGTATGCCAGAAGGTGCTAAGAAAGCTCACAGAGCCAATTGGCTATCTTTAAAAGCGAAAGGCAATAAGCTACTAACTGTTTACCATGCTGAAATACTTCCAAGGATTCAGGAAGTTATTAGTATTCAAAAGAATATTAGTATAAAAGGAAGCTGTGAAGATGGTAATGAGACTGAGGATGAGATTATCGGTATAATAGATTTAGAGGCTAAGATTGAATTAGCTGATGGTAGTGTTGTTCACGCTATATTGGATAACAAGTCAACGAGCAGTCCATATGCTAAGAATAGTGTTCTTACCAAGCATCAAACGGCCTTGTATACTTATGCCACTGGTATCAAACATGCAGGTTTTTTAACAATGAATAAGAAGAACTTCAAGACTCAAGTTATAGTTGATATAGTGCCAGAAGACTTACAAGATAAAGTTATATCTGAGTTTATCGAAGTGGTGCAAGATATTAAAGATGAGAAGTTTGAGAAGAATGAACGTAACAAGTGTTATGCATTCGGCAAGTTATGCGATTACTACAGCTTATGTTGGAAAGATGATATGAAAGGCTTGACTACTAAAGAAGAGCGTGATAGCATTAAAGTAGAGGTTAAAAATGAAAAAACTATTTAATTGGTTTAGCATTGTAATAGCTATTAGTTTTTCAGCTATGTTGTGGGTTCAGAAGGAACCATTGGTTGATGCACAAAAGATATACATCGGGTTAATAATGTTAGAATATACTCTGTTTCAGAGTAAAAAGAATGAGTTAAAAGAAGGAGAGAAAAATGATTAAATCAGAACAATTAAACGAATTGGCGGCCGCTTTAGTGAAAGCACAGATTGAAATTAGTGGAGTAAAGAAAGCAAGTAAAGCTTTTGGTTACAATTACGCCAACCTTGAAGCGGTTATTGACGCAGTGAAAGAACCACTAAATAATAATGGATTGTCTTTTATGCAGCTTATTGAAGAAAGTGAACCTAACTCGGTTAAGGTTACTACTTTACTTTTACATTCATCTGGTCAGTTCTTAGGTTCCACAGGTTCAACAGAGATACCAGAAATGAAGAGTTGTAATCTTGCACAAAGAGCAGGCGCAGCGCAAAGTTATTTAAAAAGATACCAATTACAAGCTCTCACAGGTTTACCAACAGAAGATAATGACGCTTCAAGTGAAGGGTTTAAGAAAGAAGAACCTAAATCTTTTGTACAAGCTAAACAAGAAGCACCAAAAGCAGAATCAAAACCTGTCACAGCAAGCTTTAAACGTCCAGTATCAACAGGAATCTAATAAGTAGTTTTACTACTTACAAATAAACAAACAGGAGTATTTATGACAAATGCAAAGAAAAAGAAGTATTTAAACTACATTGGACAGGTAATAAAAGGGGATAAAGGTAACTATATCAAGATTGATAAAGATATCACATTACCAAAAGGTGCTAGATTATTTATGAAGACGATAGATCAGGATTTAGCCGGATTAGTATCTCGTGGAGTCATTACAGAATCTCAAGCGGAAGAAAAGCGTAATAAGATTCCTGACTTTGTAATCTCATATGTAAATGCAGTAATTGAGGAGTAATTATGGAAAATATAGAAAATAAACCAGAAGACGTATTTGCTTATACATTTAAAACATTAGTGCCACAGTTTAGTAATATTATCAATGGCCTTGGTGCTAAAGCTAAAGTAAGAGTAATCAATACTATTATGCAACACCCTTTACTTGAGAAGCCAATGAACCTTAAGAGTGAAGCAGAAGTTACGGCATGTAATCTTGGTATGCAAATACTTGAAGCTAAATATGCAATGATTATGATTGCACAAATGCAAGCTGTAGAAGCACAAGAGAAGAACGCTCATATCCCAGAGGCAGAAGTATTACCAGCGGAGTAGATATGATTACAGCATGGTATGACAAAGAGTTAGATAATTCAAATTTTATTGGCGGTAGCAATACCGTCATTAAGATTGAAGTTAAACGGTCTAAAGCGGAAGTATTAGACTTGGTTGATAGGATTAACAAGGAAGTTAAGAATAGAAGTGCTTCAATGATTAATATAGTATTTGATACCGAATGGTATGCTATCATGTTGGTATATTGCAGTTCAAATGAGCTGTATAGTAATATTGGAGTAATTGACTTTATTACTGATAAAAGTTTAGATGAAGAGGATATGTGGGGAGATAAACATGACTTTATTATCGCATGGAAAGACTCGGATTTTGTTTAAACAGTTAGAAGAGATGTTAGAAGAAATCAGATATATACAAAGTGAATTAGAAGATAGAGGTTTGACTAAGGGTAAGCCTCATCTTGTGTTAGTGGGAGATGAAAATGGGAGAAAAGAGAATGAGTAATAAGTTTTTAAGAATTTGTAACGGCCTTAATGATAAAGGCAAACTTATATCTATGACGCAGTTAGATGACACTTTACTTAAGCTCAATAAAAATACTGACTCCTATATGTCTCTGTTTCATTATGATGAAACTGCTAAAGCTAAGTTTGAAGAAACTGGCTCTATCACAGGTATAGTTAATGTAACAAGTCCTTTATTGTTCGCAGACTTTGATAGTGCGGATGATGTTAGTTTAGCATTAGAAGACGCAAGGGAGTATAGTAAGCGGTTACTTAAAGCTGGATTCACTGAGGATAGTATTCAATGCTTTACAAGCGGCAACAAAGGTTTTCATGTAGCGGTAGAATTAAAAGAGACATTAACACCAAGTGAAATGAAAAATATAGTGTTGAATATTGGTGAAGGATTACCAACATTAGATAAGCAGATATACAATGCAAGTCGTATTGTTAGGATTCCTTTAACTAAACATCAGAAGAGTGGACTGTATAAGTTCCCTCTTACTTTTAATGATTTAAATACTATGACTATGGATGATATTAAAGAAGCATCTAAGGATTCTTTAGAATATAAAGATATAAAAGGAGCATGGAAAGTGACAGAACTACCAGAGAAGCTTAAAGAGTTGAAGAGTAAGACACCAGTTTTGAAAGCAGAAGTGGTTGCGACAATGTCTAATCTTGTAGTGGATTGGACTAAAAAGCCTGACCATATGTTACATACTAACTTTCTATTCCAAGAAGGCATGTATGATGCCGGGGAAAGAACCAGAGCTTTATTAATTTATGCAGCCAGATGCAAAGCTTTAGGGATGGATGAAACTGATACATACTACAAACTAAAAGCTTCTGCGGATAAACAAGCAAGACGTACGGGGCAAGAAAGAAAATCAAAACAAGAACTGTGGAATATTATTAAACAAGTTTTTAGTCCTACTTGGACGGGTGGAACTTTTGATGATAACACTGAACCAGTTTTAGTAAAGATGAAAGCTCTAATACCAGATGAATCATCATATGCAATGGCGAGACGAGATATTATTACCATACAAGAGGTTAATAAACTGTTTCATGAGTTTGCATCTAATATCGAAAAAAATAGAATAAAGGTTGGTATTAAAGAGTTAGATGATTCTTTAGATATGTTAATCGGTAGAGTGTATATTTTAGCTGGTTCGCCCGGTTCAGGTAAAAGCTCACTTTTATTTCAGATATTTGAAAACCTTTGTAAGCAGTTTATGCGGTCAATCTTTTTTACTTTTGATATGCCAGTACAAGACTGTTACCAAAAGATTATTCAAAGAGAGTTTAATTTAACCGCTAAACAAGTTTATGAACAATATGCAATCGAAGAAAGAAGAGAAGAGTTTGCAAGAGTTATTTCAGAGAAGTACGGCCAGATAATTTTCGTTAATTCATCAGGTATGACAGTTGAGAATATGAGAGATAGGATTATACAAGCTGAAAAACAGTTTGGTGAAATTAAGGTTGTAGCCGTTGATTATATGACTTTAGCAAGGTCAGATAAAGCCGACTCTAACGAACATTCTAAAGCGGTAATACAAGGGTTAAAAAGTATAGCTAATGATTTACGAAAATGTGTTATAAGCTTAAACCAACCTAATAAAGCTAATCAACGAATAAATGAGCCACTAAGTGGATATGGTGGTATTCAAGGTTCATCAGCAGTTCAGGAATTGGCTAACGCTATCTTATGGATTTATAGGCCGGGGGCATCTGCTTCCACTTTTGAAAATGATAAATATTACACGATAGAGTGTATGAAAAATAGGCATGGGGGCCTCTTCTCTACTGATTTATCGTGGAACGGAGTCACTGGAACGGTTCGTAGTATGACGCCAGTTGAGAAGATGAAACTTGAGCAATTTAGACAAGAACAAAAAGAAAAGAAAAAAGAAGAGCGAAGTAATGATTGGTAGGCAATTTAAGCCTAATAGGAGTTAAAATGATTTTAAAACGGTACGGTAGTGCATTTTTTTACGAAGTAAAAGCGAGAGACTTGTCTGACAAAGCAGGTTATCTTATCGAGTTCTACGGAGCATTGAATCTGGAAAGTTCAGGTTTAGAAGTAGTAAGATTCGGTGACTTGACAGGCTTTGAGGTTGGTTACCTTCCATATGTAACTGGTGTAGTTAAAACTGTTGATTTAGATAATGAAGAGCAAGCAGGTGACGTAAGGCATTATGTAATTTCCGCTATTAAAAGACTTAGAGAAGACCTTAAAGAGGTAAAGAGTATTCAAGCTTTAGAGGAAAGTCAACAGTTAGCCCTTACTTTCATTTGTAACTACTGCAAAATGAGTATGCGTGATGTATTGATGTTTATTGCAGAATGATTTCTCTTGACTCTGATGCTTGGTATGATATACTATATCAAGCGTCACTTAAAAGGAGAAACAAATGAAACCAGAACCAATATCAATGAAGCTTCTCGCGGTTGTCGGGATTACTATAAGTTTAATTCTAATACTTATATCAATCATAATCCAATATTTACCACGAGAAATAAGTCTTGGTCTATTAGTAGGAAGTATCTTAATTTGGTATGTATTTGCTGTTATTGATATCTTAAAGGAGCGAATCAAATGAAACTATTAATCTTTTTATTGATGTTTAATGTAAAAGCTACTCAAACTTGTACGGCAGAAATAACATTTCCTGACAGGGAAGTAAAAACTTTTTTATTAAAGGATAATATTATACTTCCTAATTTAAAGTTAAATTGGAAATGTAAATTTACACAAAATAAAGAATCTACTTCCTATGGAAACAGGTATTATTCTTTTATAGCATGCTCGACTAACGGAAACAAAGAAGCTTTTACTTTAGGTAATGGGGATTTTTACAACTATGCTAAAGAATATTATTATATGGTCAACCTATATAGTGGAGTAAAAGCTGAAATGATACACATCGTCTGTAAATTAACTGAATAAGAAAGAGTACACCAAGGAGAATCAAATGAAAATATACCAAGTAATCAACAACATTTCCGACTACGAGAATTCAACTCAACTTGTCGAAGGTTCATTTGCCTCCCTTGCTAATGCCAAAGTTTATAAACAGGAATTAGAAGATGCGCAATCTGTTCTAAGGTTGATGTTAAAAAACATATCTGATGAGACTTTAGACGTTAATACTGAGATTTTTACTGCGGCCGTAGAAGAGTATTATGAGAAATACCCAAAGTCTTATTTTAGTGAGTTTAATGAATCTGATTTCAGCATCCTTACACTTGAGCTTAACGACATAAAGGATGATGTAATACACAAGGCCACATTAGAAAGCTTCACACAAGAAGAACTTTCAGGTATGTATGCAATCTGCAATAAAAGAGAAAGTGAACTTCAAAGGAAGATTAACTTGTTAGCACAATGTTTCTTCTTATTACCGGTGTCAGGTGGCAGCTGTGAAAAAGTGTTGCTTAAAGAAGATTTTGATGCTATAGTTGATGGAAAGGAATAATATATGAAAAGAATAGAAGAGCCGAGTATTAATTTGATTTGTTTAAAAACATTCACTAAAACGAATCTTCATGAAATTATAATTTCTACATTAGAAGAGAAGTTAAATGAACGTAGAAAAGTGTTAGAAGAAATGCGAGGCAAGTTTCATTTAAATAATTATGAAGTAGTGCATCATACTATGCTGGTAGAATCTACCGAAGCAGCTTTAAACTTTGCTAAAGAAAAATACGTTAAATATCTATTGGAGTAATATGGAAAAATTGCATACTTTTACCATAGAAGATGCTAACTTATCCTCAAAAGAGATAGCAGAAATTGCGTTTGATAGTGCTATGAGTTATGCAATGTTTTATGGTTTGGATACCGGATATAAGATTGAATTAGATGGAAAACAAGTTAAAGAAGATGGCGAAATAGTTTACACGTTTAGTATGTATAAAAAGGAGAAACAAATGAAAATATACCAAGTAATCAACAACGTTTTTGACTATGAAAATTCAACTCAACTTGTCGAAGGTTCATTTGCCTCTCTTGCTAATGCTAAAGCTTATAAACAAGAATTAGAAGATGCATATGAGGTTTTAAGGGTTGAGTCTTTTAATGCTACCGATAAAGATTTTACTACAGCTGTAGAAGAGTATTATGAGAAATACCCAAAGTCTTATTTTAGTGAGTTTAATGAATCTGATTTCAGCATCCTTAAGGCTTATTTTAGTGAGTTTAATGAATCTGATTTCAGCATCCTTACACTTGAGCTTAACGACATAAAGGATGACGTAATACACAAGGCCACATTAGAAAGCTTCACACAAAAGGAACTTGCAGGTATGTATGCAATCTGCAATAAAAGGGAAGCTGAACTTCAAAGGAAGCTTAACTTGTTAGAGCAGTGTTTCTTCTTATTACCTGTATCGGGTGGTAGTTGTGAAAAAGTATTGCTTAAAGAAGATTTTGATGCTATAGTTGATGGAAAGGAATAATATATGAAAAAAATAACACAAGAAGAATTTAATACTATCTTACAAGAACATAAGGCTTGGTTAGAAGATGAAAGTAAAGGTAAACGTGCAGTTTTAAGCCGTACTGATTTAAGAGGTTTTGATTTAAATGATGTTGATTTAAGCTACGCTGAGTTAAGTAATGCTAATTTAGACAATACTGATTTAAGTAATGCTAATTTAAGCTATGCTAATTTAAGTGGTGCTAATTTAAGTGGGGCTGATTTATACTGTGCTAATTTAAGGGGTGCTAATTTAAGTGGGGCTGATTTATACTATGCTAATTTAATCCGTGCTGATTTAAAAGATGCAATTTTAAAAGGTGCTAATTTAAGAGGTGCGAATTTAAGTGGTTCATTTTTAAATAAAGTTGATTTCTCAAGTGTGCGTTTATCTGATACTGATATGGTAGGAACTATATTAGATAATGCCGATTTAGATGGAACCGACTTTACTCGTGCTTATCTATCAGGCGCAGACATAAGGGATGTATTCTTTGAACGCTCAATCTTAAATAATACTGATTTTACAGCAGCTTCATTTCACCGTGTTGATTTTAGTCTATGTAACTTACAAAATGCCAATATTGAACCTTTATATAATAAAAAAGCTATAGATAACTTAAGCGCAGAATTGCAATTAGATAGAGAAGCATTACAAAAACAAGTTAAAGCGTTACAAGAAGATAAAGCTAAACTGATAAGTCAGGACTTAGAACTACAAGAGCAACTTAATGACTTAAAAAGGTTAGTGGATTCTTTTTACAAAGTATATACTAAAAAGTGTGAGGAATAATATGAAAAGAACAAATGACAGCTTAGTTGAAGAGTTCCCAGAAGCCTTTAACGGCCCATTCTACTTTGAATGTCAAGATGGTTGGTATCAACTACTGCGCATTGTAATATCCGAATTAGCAAGATTCAATAAAGAGCAAGACGAAGAAAACAGATGTTACCCGGTGCAAATTAAAGAGAAGTATGGTACACTACGCATATACCTTACCGAAGAACCTGAAACGATGGAAGTATTGATTGAAACAATTGAAAAGTTATCAGGTCAGACTTGTGAAGTGTGTGGTGAACCTGGTAAGCTGTATTCAACCGGTTGGCATGTAACAAGATGTTCGGAGCATATAAAATGAACCTTAAAGACTTTACAGACACTACAGTTAGAATAACTCATCCTCATATGGATAAAGAAGAATTTCTTAAATACAAAGAGGGTAATGCTTATGACCCTCCCGGCTTCTATCACTACGTTATCCTTGGAGGCGGTGGCTTATTATGTTCTGGTATTGTTGACTTATCTGATGAAGAGATATATGATGAAAGGTGGAGGATAGATGAAAGCTTATGATTTAATAGCACAAAGAGCAATAGACGAACTACGAAATCAAAAGATAATGCCTATTAGGGGGATATTTATTCTACAGTTTGATGACAGTAAATCTTATCCTAACTTTATGGATATAAAATTAGAGCAACATGAAAGCTTACCAAATTTCGTAGATTATTTAATAATGAGTTACTGCTTAAGAACATCGTCGCATGTAATGACTCGTAAAGAGGTTATTGTTCATGATAGAAAGGTTATAGATAATTTTGAGAGGTTACAATCCATAAGTAAAATGAGAGAAAAGGCAATGGCACAAGCAGCTTTAGAAAATACAAACTTTGGTCAAGAGCAATGAACATACAAGAGTTTAAAGCGATATTAGATAGTAGATGTAAAGAAGTAGTTAATGAGCATCCAGAAGATAGCGGCCGTACTACTCACTGCATTATCACCACAGTACACAATAACAAAACTCACAGATTCCAAGTAAGAAGTTGGAAGCTTAAAAATGATGAGTTGATTATTAACGCTGTAAACTGGACTATATGTGCAGGACCTTGTTCATTAACGCTTAACGATGATAGAATCAACGACTGGAGCATTGAAAATGAAACTTGAAGACAAGTTAATAGACCTTAGTGTTAGAGAAGACATAATCGGTAAGATTGCAGATAAGGTATTAGATATATACTACTTCTTTAGCGGTAAATATTCTGCATTATGTAGAACTTTATACTGGGCTAAAGTTGGCTATAGTATTAAAGACTATACTGCCGATGATTCCCTCATTTTAATCAACCATCAACTTAAACGCTTCAATAAGTACATTAAAGAGCGTGGCAGCTTAGAATGGCATACTAACCCAGAGGATGAGAATTATATCGCCTTTAATGAGCTATTAGACCTATCTAACAAGGTTCTATTACATGAGCATCCAGAGATGGAAGCTTTGTATGATGAGCATGTAAAGAAGTGGGGGGAACTTAAGACTTGGTTTACTCCATATGAAAATAGAGACTTATTCACGCATCATAGTAAATACGCTAATGCTAAAACCGATGAAGAGGACAAGCAAGCTAAAGAAGAGTTCAGTGAAATCTTCATGAAAGAACAAGAGTTTAAGAAATTGCTTCTTGAAAAGTTTTGTGATAAGATGAAGAAAATTAACTACTTTTGGGATTAAGCTTATGGATAAACTTATCAGCATTACCTGCAAATATTGTGAAGAAACATTTTCTACACCTTTAGAATGGGCGAGAGATAATGGCCGTGTATTCTGCCCTACTTGCTGTAAATCCTTTGATGTTAAGATATCCGAAGAAACAAGAGCAGATTATTCTTCCCTTATTGAGAAGATGCGTAAACGTGCAGAAGAGGAACAAGAGAAGAAAGAAGAGACAGAAGACAAAGCATCTGACGATGGTATGCCAGAACTGCCAGCTTTAAATGAAGAAGATGAACCTATCCTTGAAGATGACTACCTAACTTATTTTAGTAAAAGTTACGGCCATAAGTTGACAGAGTTATAAAACTCTGCTATCCTTGAAAAAAGGAGACTTATATGAAATTCTACCAATACGAAATTAGAAGCACAGATTTACAAGACGTAGTAGCGGTATTCTATGTAGATGAGGAAGGGTACATTGACGAAGCTAATCTACCATCAAGAAGAGAAATATCCAACATGCTAAGCTTAATATTAAAGAAGGAACTTACGGCCGTACAAACGGGCGAAAGCTTTGACGAATAATGACACACACTAAAGGAGAAATATTCATGAAGAAATTAGTAATTACACTTGCATCAGCTACGCTTATAGCTGTATCTTGTAACCACAAAACAGACTCGGTTAACGACATACAAACTGTAGCACCAACAATTGACAATGGGGCAGTGAGCAACCCCACTCCACCTACTAAAGAGGTTACACCACCTACAATAGAGGTTTCAACTACTCCAGTTGACCCAACTACACCGGTTGACCCTACATCACCAGTTACAACACCAACTGTAGTAGATTTGCAGTTTCAAGCAGACCAATTAGTAATGCTTAATGCGAGCTTAAATACTACTTTATTGGTTAATTCTATCAATACTATAACTGATACATCAATTTTAAACGCTATAATAGCCGAATTGACCGCTATGAACGCAGAGGGAGCTACTACCCCAAGCACCATCCTTTTAAACCTCTTAGGATTGGATTTAAACCCCACACCACCCCCAACAGTGGATTGCACAGCTACTCCACTTGATAGTTTATGTGTAACTCCAATTGTAGACTGTACTATTGACCCTACACAAGCTATATGCCAGATTGCACCAAATGCACCAGTAGATTGTACCATTGCACCAAATGACCCATCATGTGTAACACCTCCAACTACTCCACCTGTAACACCTCCTGTTGTTGAACCACCAGTTACACCACCTACGCCGCCAGTTATTCCTCCGACTCCTTCGGTTGTAATCCCTCCAGTTACTCCACCCGTAACACCACCTGTTACCCCACCAGTAACAAAGACTAATAAAGAAACAGAGAATAAAAAGGGAACTAAAAATGGAAACACTAACAAGAATGACAATTAGACTTACCTTAGTAATATCCTTAATAACAGTTTTAATGGTTCTTGCTTGTTCATCTACGGCCAGAACCTTTAAACCTAAGATTATCTGTGATGTTGAACTTTGTCCATACGTTCAGCGTGTAGTTGATGAGATTAATAAGAGACGTATTAAGGTTGATGAGTTTCAAAGACTTATTGTTAGAGTAGGAAGAATTAAAAGGGGATATGCCGGATTATCCACAGAGTTCTTTGAACCAGAAAGATATATTTACATTTCCCCAGATTCATTATACAATTATACTAATACTCAAATGTTAGCTTTAATGGCTCATGAAATCGGTCATTCTTTATTGCATCGTAAACACGATAATAGAAAGGTGAGAGGGATTGCAAAAAGTATTATGATTTCACAGCTACAAGCAGATGAAACTTATACGGGAAGAATGGATGAATATTTTGATGAGTTATTTAGTGTCAGCAATAATATTAATGGTTATGATGACCACACAGTTATTGGCGAATGATTATGACACTGCACAAGCTAAGATTAAAGATGCCTTACTTCATACTAAGAAGTACAAAGAATTAGAAAAAGCCTTTTATGCAAAGCTTCCTCTTAATGATAGGGAGCTTGCACTTGCCGCTGGAGTCTATACCCTATTGGGTATAAAAATACTAAATACTGACAAAATATACCCGTTGAGGTATAATGACATTGGACTACATGCCACATATGACTTTACAAATAGTTCATATAGTGCTAATATTACATTTAGTAGGAGTTTTTAAAATGAAAATAGAAATAGCAACCTTTGAGCATGAAGATGGAACCTTTGAGGTAGTAGAGTTTATCACTAAAGATAAGGACTACTTTATTAGAGATATGCATGATTGCTTTGTCGTACAGCCTGAATGGTTAAATAGAATAACCGTGATTGGTAGTATATATGATATAGCTATTGATATTGAAGGTAAGGGAGAATATAACCTTTTTAAGTTTAATAGAAGTGCAAATTATAATGCTACAATGAATGGAAAGCCATTTGATATTGGCAGTTATACGATGATACTAAGACACGGGTATGGTGAATTGTTACAAGAAGGTATTGCCTTTAAGATACAAACATTTAAAGGTGAATGGTATCGCACTAATATTGTAACGGCCATAGAGATTATAGATGAGTATATTACCGACTTTTATACTTTAAGTGGGAGCAAATACCGACTAATGAAGGGTGATTAGTATGTTGAATCTTTTATTAGATAGTAAATCATCTGTGGATGAATTTAATAGCTGTTTAAAAGATGGTAGTATATCTATCATTGAAAATAGAGGTAATAATTTATTGATTAATTATGGTGAAGATAAAGCTTTAATTGATATATCCCCAGAGTTCTTATTATCTATTGAATACCCACTTAGTGAAACAGATACATTAATTTATGGTAAGAATCCATTAGATAGAATTGTAAATGCATCTTATAAAAATAATAACATTCATATATTTAGAGAATCTTCCTCTGGTATACAAGAAAGCATATTCCCATATAAACATTGGGTATTAAGTAATGTATCAAACTCAAACACTAAACCATTAAAGGGTAAGACTCATTATAAGTATATTAGGGAATATAAAGATGAAGCTGAATATAATGAACATAAACAGAATATTTGGAAATATAGATTATTTAATATAAATAACTTTCCAGAAGCATTTATGACGCTTCATGGTTTTACTTATTTTAAACAAATGAAAATTAATGAAGTTAGTGTTTTATCTTTTGATATTGAAACATCAGGGATTGACCCTTTAGCAAAAAACGCTAAAGTATTTCTTATTACTAATTATTATAGAAATGCTAATGGTATGGCCGTTAATAAAACCTTTAATATTGATAATTATTCATCTGATGTTGAAATGATTAATGATTGGTGTAAATGGGTTAGAGAAATCAATCCAAGTCTTTTACTCGGACACAACATACTAATATTCGATTTACCTTATCTTGAAACAAGAGCTGGAGAATTACTATTAGGAAGAGATAACTCTGCTTTAGAATTTGAGGATAGAGTTAGACAGAAGCGCAAAGATGGTAGTCAGTCTTATTCATACAAAAGAGTTACTGTATTTGGTCGAGAAGTTATTGATACCTTCTTTTTAATGTTGACTGCTGATTCACAGCGTAAATTTGAATCATACGCTTTAAAGGTGCTTATTAAAGCTATAGGACAAGATAAAGCGGATAGAACATATATTGATGCCAGTAAGATAGCTGAATACTGGAAAAGTCCAGAAATGAAGCTTAAAGTTATTCAATATGCAGAAGAGGACGCAGAAGACTCTTTAAAGCTATTTGATACGTTTGCATCTCCTTTTTTTTATTTTACTCAACATATCCCAAAGAGTTTCCAAATGATGATGGAAACTGCTACTGGTGGACAAATAAACTCATTTTTAGTTAGGTCATATCTACAAATAGGTGAAAGTATCCCATTAGCTGATGATATATCGGAAGAGAAAGTGGAGGGCGGTATTAGTTTTGGTATTCCTGGTATTTATAATAACTTATTTAAAGTTGATATAAAGTCGGCATATCCATCACAAATATTAAGATTAAAGCTTTATAATAAAACTAAAGACCCAAGAGCTAATTTTTATAATATGGTTAATTACTTTGCTAATAAACGCTTTGAATATAAAAAACTGGCTAAAGAAACTGGTGAACAATACTGGAAAGATTTAGATTCAGTAAATAAGATAATTATCAATTCTTCCTACGGTGTAACTAATACTTCTGGCCTTAATTTTAATGATGCACATATTGCACAGATTATTACTAAAGAAACCAGAGAAGTAATTGATTTGGCATTACGTTGGGCCAGTGGGAATAATTATCATTATTGGATTGATAAGTTTTATGCTAAAATGCAAGTTAAAGCTGATAAACAGAAATATTTATCATTAGATGGAAAACTCCCTGCTACTATTCAACATGACTTTATTATTGGCCCAAGTGATACAGATTCAATTTCATTTTGTAAAGCTGATATGAGCAAGTTTAGTAGTGAAGAGATTGAAACTTTAACAAAAGAGATTAATGATTTATCTCCCGATATGATTGAATGGGAAAATGACGGATATTACGATTCTTGTTTAGCATTAAAAGCTAAGAATTATGTATTAAAGACTGGCAGTAAATATACTAAGAAAGGTAGCGCATTAAAGAGTAGTAAGCTTGAACCGGCTTTAAAAGAGCTATTAGATGATTTAATTAGAGATTCCTTAGAAAATAACGGCCGTAATCTTAAAGAAATCTATCATAGCTATTTAAGAGAAGCTATGAATGTCACTGACATACTAAGATGGTGTCAAAAGAAAACAGTAACAAAGCCAGTTTTAGATTGTGCTAAGAATCCCGAAGCAAGAAAGAATGAACGTGATATATGGGATGCTATAGCTAAAAAGGAAGTACAAGAAGGGGATAAGATTTATTTATTTCCATGTGTTATATCTTCTTTGAAAGAAGAAACTCAATTAAAGAATGGTAAAGTAAAAGTTAAAGAAACAAAGATTACTGGATTAAGGTGTATTGAAGATTATAATAATGATGTTAATGTTGAAAAGCTCATAAATAGGGTATATGATACGGTAAGTATTTTAGATAATATCCTTGACGAAAATCCATTTATAGATTATTCTTTAGTTAAGAATAAACACTTATTGGAGGATTTATGATTAATTTATTGAATGGCGATTGTTTAGACCTTTTGAAAAGCATAAAAACAGGGAGCGTTGATCTGGTTTTAACAGACCCTCCATACAATATAGCTAGAGATAATAATTTTAATACTATGGGTAGGGCAGGGATAGATTTCGGTGAATGGGATAAAGATGCTGATATTTTATCTTATATTGTTGAAGTGAATAGAATTTTAAACAAGAACGGTAGTTTTATATGCTTCAATGATTGGAAGAACTTAGGAGATATATCTAAGTTTGCGGAAGCAAATGGATTCGACACTAAAGATATGATTAGACTTGAAAAATCTAACCCCATGCCTAGAAATAGAGATAGGCGATATATTACAGACTATGAATGTGCTATCTGGTTTACAAAAAAAGGTGCTAAGTGGGTATTTAATAGACAAGATGATAAATACCAAAGGCCTAAATTTGTACATTCAATAGATAAAGGATTACACCCCACACAGAAAAGCCTTAAATTGATGGAAGATTTGGTTAAGATTCACAGTAATGAAAATCAAATAGTATTAGACCCATTTATGGGTTCTGGAACTACAGGCTTAGCCTGTAAAAATCTTAATCGTAAATTCATAGGTATAGAAAAAGATGAGGCATACTTTAAAATAGCGGAAAACAGGATACAAGCCATCACAAATAAAGTTGACTCCTAATTCTTACTATGCTAAAGTTGACATAAGAGGTATTTATGAAACTACTAATCATTGCTATCCTATCCGCTGTTTGCTTAACTCAATACTACGTCATTAAGCTGCAATACATCGAGATAGCAGGTATGAAGAGGAACCAAGATAAGATGCTTATTTTTGCATCTAATGAAATTAAGCAGATATCAACCGAGCTTGTTGATTGTAAAAGGAAGTCAAAATGATATTAGAAGCGGTATATTATGTACCTCGTAAAGACTTGTTTATGTTTATCAAACTGGCAGAAGAGGATTATTTTCATGTTACTCTTGGTAATATAGATGAATATTATAATAATAACTTCTTAAAGAACTTTATATTATTTGAAGATGCTATCCTATTGGGGTATCTATGAAGTCAATGATGTTACTTGCTTTAATAGAAGCTCAACAGTCACCTGATCCAAAAACTAAAGTTGGTGCGGTAATTGTCTCCAAAAACAATGATAAAATCATATCTACTGGTTACAATCAATTCACAAAAGACATACCTACTACTAAGTGGGATTCTGACGAGAAGCATAACTATGTTATTCATGCAGAACAAGCGGCCATAGTTAATGCTAAAGAAAACTTATGGAACAGTATATTATATACCACCCTTTACCCTTGTCCGGAATGTGCAAGACTCATAGCCTATTCAGGTATTAAGTTTATCTTTTACTTAAAGCATAGAGAAAATAGTCTATCAGCAGAGATATTTAGACTTGCAAACATTACTACTATATGTTATAATTTTGACCAGAATGATTTAATAGAGTTGAATAAACATATTGTTGGTATGCTTAAATGACAAATTTACTTGAGATAGGTTCTAAGCATAAGATTAAGAAGCTTGAAAAGGCTGTAACAGAGATTACAGATATTCTTAAAGCTATATCTACAGCTAAGAAAGCATTACAGGTTTATAAAGATTACCGTTCATTGAAGTTTATACTGTTAGACTTGGATGAAGCTCATAGAATGTATTTTGGATTATATAAGAAAGCAAGAGATAAATTAAAAGAAGTTAAAGGAGAAATGGAACATGGCGAAGACAACTAAAATGAAAGATTTAGACACAAGAAGAATACTTTGTATTTCTGACCAACACATGCCTTATGAACATCCAGATATGTTCAAGTTTTTAGCAGCTATAAAGAAAAAATACAATCCTACATTGGTAGTTAATGGGGGTGATGAGTTGGATTTCCACAACGCCTCTTTCCACCCGTCCGATTTGGATTTACCTTCTGCCGGAGATGAGTTAAAACTTGGCTTAGAGAAGATTAAAAAGTTAGAGAAGTTATTTCCTGAGATGATTTTATTAGATTCTAATCATGGAAGTATGATTACTCGTAAGTTTAAGATAAACGGTATCCCTATGAAATTCTTAGCTACACAACAACAAGTGTACGGTGTAAGCGATAAATGGCAATGGGTTAATGACCTAACTGTAATATTACCTAACGGCCAAGAATGTTATTTTTGTCATGGTATGGTCAAGAATGGTATAAAGCTTGCTACACAAAGAGGAATCAATACAGTTCAATTTCACTTCCACCAAGACTTTAGAATTGATTATGTAGGTAATCCGAAGAATCTATTATTCTCTTTACAGTCAGGTTGTTTAATTGATAAGAAATCTTTGGCATTTGCATATGATAAGCTTAACTTAAGCCGACCAGTTATTGGAACTTCTGTTATTATCGACTCTAAACCAATTTTAATACCTATGGTGCTTGATACTTCTGGACGATGGATAGGAAAACTATAGGAGACACTATGAGCCTATTAGCTAAACTTAAAGATGTTGAATACTTCTATGAACCTATCAGAAATATATACTCTGGTAAAGATGAAATGATTCATAAGAAGAACAATAAGTATAGTATCCTTAAACCTGAACACGGTTTCCCTAATGCTAAATTCGTACCTGTCTACGAGACTGATAGTCATACTGAGTTCCTTGACGAATGTAACTCACGCTCATTAGACCTTGACAAGATTGATAGTGCTGTCTCAAGAGTGCTACTTGACGAGGGAGCTTGGTCATTAATGAAGCTACAGAAGATTCAAAAATACTTCTCTGATGCCACTATCGAAGCACAACTTGAAGGTTGGAGAATGATGACTAAAAAGATTGTTGCTATTATTGACAACGATAAGAAATAATGTTACTCTGAGGATATTATGGCTAAACGAAAAAATAACATTTATCATTTTAAAATACTCGGGGCTGATTGGACTGCACGTTGTCACGCAGCAAAAACCTTTAAATTGAAGTATGGTAATTGTGGCGGTATTACTATCCCTGCATATAAAGAAATCCACTTTAGAGCTGATGAGATTCTATTAGACACGGCACTTCATGAGCTTTGGCACGGATTCTTAGCACAATGTAATATTGACTCTGCTAATATTACCGCTGAACAGTTAGAAGAGATTACAGCTACATTATTTTCAAGAGAATGGCACAGTATTATTAAATGTGCTATAGATATGCAAACGTTTTTTCTATTAAAGGAGCATGAATGAAAATACTAAAATTTAACCCAAAAGACATTAAGAACATCTTCTTAAGTACAAACAAGCACCAAGACCCTCTTTTATCCTTTTACGAGTATATTATACTTGAAACTGGTTTAGAAGTTGAGTTCTTATCTAATACACAAGCTTTAAACATTACTAAAATTAAGCTTAACGATAATGACTACAAAGTAGTTAGAGAAGATTTGTTGGTTAAGTATTGTAAAAAGAATCTTTCATTTGCTAATGAACATAGTTTAAAGTTAGCTGCAGGATTACATGATTTACACCACGGCCCATCTACTTCTAATGATGTACCATCTGGTGAGATTCATTTACTTGATGGGTGGTTATAATGAACGTACTGAGCTTATTTGATGGTATGTCATGTGGACAAATCGCATTAAATAGGTTAGGTATTCATTATGATAATTACTACGCTTCCGAAATAAAAAAGTTAGCTATAAAAGTAACATTATCTAATTACCCAAAAACTATACACATCGGTGACGTAACAAAAGTATCTTATAAAGATGGTATATTGACTACTGAAAATGGAGTATTTAATGTTGGAAAGATTGATTTGTTAATTGGTGGTTCACCATGTCAAGACTTTTCTTTACTAAAAGTTAATGGTAAGGGATTAAGCGGCGACAAGTCTAAGTTGTTTTATGAATATTTGAGATTACTAAAAGAAATAAATCCTACTTACTTTTTATTAGAAAATGTTATTATGAAAAAAGAAAGTAAATCACAATTAGATGAGTATTTAGGAGTAACTGGAATTGCAATAAATAGCAACTTAGTTTCTTTTCAAAGTAGACCAAGAGTATATTGGAGTAATATACCAAATATCACTATCCCAAAAGATAAGAATATCTCTTTTCAAGATTTTAAAGAAAAAAATACCAAGATTGAATCTTTGTATAAAGTAAAAAATACTCCATCAAGAGTTAAAATGTGGAGAGAAGGGAAAGGACGAAATGGCGCACTTTCTGGTTGTGCTAATGTTACTTATGCTGATAAAGTTCAATGTCTAACAAGAAAACAAGACCGCTCTCCTAATTCTGGGTTAGTTCAATTTGAGGATTTTTGCAGATACTTAACCAGAGAAGAATTAGAACAAGCTCAAACTGTTCCTGTGGGATATACAAAATGTGTATCTTATCCACAAGCGCAAGATTTATTAGGGGATGGATGGACAGTTGACGTTATTTGTCATATACTAAAAGAAATGAAATTGGAGTAAACATGATTATATCAGTATCAGCCTTGGCCGGAAGTGGAAAAGACGTAGTGGGAAGTATGTTCGTTAATAAGCTTGGTTTTACCAGAGTAGCATTTGCGGATACCCTTAAAGAAGTCTGTAGTAAAGTGTTGCAACTTCCCATTACCTACTTCCATGAAACTACCTTGAAAGATAAAGATTTTGATATCCCCTTCTTATTCAATAAAGACTTAGCGGCCAACTTGGCATTTGAGCTTAACGAGTTTGGTATTGAGGTTACTCCCTCAAGATTCATTGAGTATGAGAATACTACTATTACCTCACCAAGACACGCTTTAACCTTTATTGGTACTGACTTATGCAGAAATCTTGTTGATGCTAATATTTGGATTGATATCACTTTAAATAAGATTAAGAGCATTGATGGGCATGTCATTGTTACAGATGCACGTTTTAACAGCGAAAGAGCCGCTTTAAAGGCTCTTGGAGCTATATTGATGTATTTGGATAGGCCAGTCATTTCAAATGCGTTTAAACGGGAATTAGCGCATCAATCAGAGCTTGAGCAATTGAATGATAGATATGATTTAGTAGTTATTAATGATACTACTAAAATTGCTCTTGAAAGTGACCTTCAAATGTGGTATTCTTGCCGTAAGCAGTATATTTAAGGAGGATTTATGACTTTTAAAGACTTTATTTCACAATTCCCTGATTGTTCTATTCAAGCTTATGACCTTGCCGAATTGGCATGGAATGAGCAACAAAAGAAGATTGAAATTCTTATATCTGAATACCAAGATGAAGAGGCACCTCAATTTGACCAAGGTGAACCAGTACAGCTTCCTAAGACCAGAATTGATTTTGGCCCAGTTTAATACACTTTTAGGAGGATTTTATGTACCAATATCCAGAAACTTTCTTAAGTGATTTATATTTATCTGCTTTTAGGGTGGTTAATCTAACAACTAATGATGTGTGTCAAGTAGAAATTAATGAGAATGGAGTATTATTAGTACAAAATTCAAGTGAAATGGCTGATTATACAGCACTTAACCTTGATAATGTTAATAATTACCTTCCCGTTAATCTTTACTTAAACAGACCTGAAATTAAGCCATTATACACTATTATGATGCTTGAGATTCAGAAGATTAGAGAAGGATTGAAAAACATTTAACAAAGGCCATATGATGGGTCGTAAACATAAATCATTTTCAAAAGAAGATGGTAAGTCTGGTGAAGTAAAAGAACTGAAATCAAAAATAAGACGATTAGCGTCTGATAAACAGAAGTTAATATCTGAACTTAAAACATTACAAGAAGCATTTGATAAAACTCGCAGCTTTATTGATAACAAACTTGATGGTGTTCCAGTCGAAAAGGTTATTAAAGCCTTAAAACAAGAAAACAAATTAAAGAAGATTGATAAAGAAGCTAAAGAAGTACACGAAGATAAGTGTAAAGATTGTCAACGGCCGTACAAGATTCTTGCTACTTCAATGGTGAGGACTATTTACTTCTGTGAAGTATGTAAAAAAAGAGAAGTAGTATATGATAGTGCTGGGCATGAAGAGGTAATGAATGAAGTGGAATAGCATTGAAATGAAAAGACTTGTCAAAGCAGGAATTCGCAGGGCTTTTCGCAGGACCGAAAGTCATAAGTCTGTACTTCAAAAGGCTAGAGTTGAACTACCGCCTCTTAAGCTTAAAGATGGTTCTACTGGTAAAAAGAAACAAGTACGGTTTAAGTGTGCTATATGTGGTGAACTATTCCCTCAAAAGAATGTGGCCGTAGACCATATTATCCCTTGTATCCCCATTGATTCATCTGAGGAAGAAATGAGTTATGATGAAATTGTAAAGGGTATTGTATGTGATGCCTCTAATCTACAAGTGTTATGCTCCACTAAACTTAGTGAGAATAACAATATCCCATCTTGCCATACATTAAAAAGTAATACTGAACGATTTATGCGCAAAAGAATCAAAGAAATGAAGATTAATAATACATTTACAGAACTTTCCCCTTTACTTATTGCCACTCTTGAGGTAGAATACACTATCTATTTAAACGACATGATAGAAAAAGCTAAAAATAAGAAGGCAAAACGTGGTAAAGCACAAAATATCAGATGAAGAGTTATTAGCGGCATTAGAATCAGGCGAGAATCTTGTTGATGAAGATTATTCAATTGTAACTAATGTTCCTGAGTTCTTACAAAGATATGACATTAATCCCGGCGATAATGTAGTTCCCATTTCAAACATTTACCAGTTCTATTGTTGGTATACTAAGCGTAAAGTAAAGAGAGAGTTCTTTATTAGTATTCTATTAAGTAGATTTGAATGTCTTGATGCTAAAAGAGTTAAGATTGATAAGCCAATTGAGTTCTTTATTAAGAAACAAGAGCTTAAATTACATAAGCCAATAAGACTTAGTAGCTATAATATAGTTCAAAAGTTTATTTCTCGTTATAAACTTAAGAAAGGATTGAATCCTATACCAGTTGATGTTTTATACTACAAATATCTTTTATTCTGTGAGTTAGATAACCACCCTCTTATTGGGTATAACTCTTTTGAGAATACATTTAGGTCAATAATAAGCTGTAGAAGAATTGGTAAAGATGATTTGATGGTTACTCTGCTTGATATGAAGCTATTCGATATATTTCCTAAAGAAGTATACACATATATAATAAATGAAGGTCGTAAGTATGTTAAAGAACAAAGACAAAAACGCATCAAAGATGGGAAAGAAAGCACAGGAGAAAGCTCTACTGAACAAGAGTTCGAAGAAGAAGGGTAGACGAAACGTAAAGTATCCCAATCTTGACCCAGCTTACAATCTTCATTCAAGACGAGAAGAGATTATGGATATAGCTTCTTACGCTAATAAACTTAACGATGAGGAAAAAGCTTGGCTTAATAAGTTTGTCGGGGAATACATCAACGCAGGTGCTAAAGGTGATGTAACTAAGAATATGATGGATACTGTTGAATGGAAGAAAGCTTGCTTTGACAAGAATAACGATAGGAACCGTGATATTTATTCTAGGGCCGTAGTACAAAGAAAGATGCTATCTATTGAAGACTTGGACAATAAAGAGTTTGATACTTTATATCCAGACAATAGTTATGATATTGATTAATGCTTGTAAATCTCTATAGCGTAATAAATGGCACATATACTTGAACCTAATATACCAATTATCTTTAAGATTAAATTAACATTCTTCACATGAGATTCTACTGGCTCTAAGTCCATCTTAACGTGATTGATCATAGTTTCAAGAGAGTCAGAACGCTTCATATGCTCATCAAGATTCATTTCTTGCTTTACTAATGTCTTATCAACATTGTTAAGTCTTTCATCAATACTATCCAAACGGTCTAGCACTCTTTCAAATAAATCTTTGTCATTAATTAGATTTCCCATACTTACTCCTGAGGTGTTGTAATTCCACTTACGGCATCTCTGGCCGCAGGGTTTTGTAGCATGGAAAATAACGTAGCGTTCTTGCGTTGTTCATCGCCTTTAGCTATTGCATCTTGTAAAGAATCTGCATAGATTTTGGTAGATGGGTTAGTCGCTAATTGATTCGCTACAGTGTTTAACTGCATATTGTTCATACTATATAAATGTTTTGATTGGTCAGCAGGTTTTACTTGAGCTGCAGCCATTGAAGCCGCTGGAGCTACTAAGTCACCCATTGCAGACACCGCTTTAGACGCTGTATTAGCCCCATAGGCGAGGGTTTGAGATGCCATTGGTAGGATAGCCTTCTTTGCTGCTAAAACCCCTGCTGTGGCCATTCCATGACCTCCACCAAGGGCAGATGCTGCCACTAAGTCAGTTGTATCACCTAATCCACCAAATGCCGATTGTTGAGCTTTTAAAGCTGTATTTTCTGTAGCTTCTTTAAGTGGAGCTATTAATCCGTAGTCTTTTTTAGCTTGTAAGAATTGATTAGCTACATCGGGATTCATGGCCGTAGCAGAATCTTCTACTGCATTTTTATATGCACCATAAACAGTCTTAGCTGCAGATGCTTTCTCTGGGTCCATCCAATTACTGATATTCTTACCAAATGAACGTTTAATGGCTTCTGCATCTGTTAAAGATACTGAATCCCCCGGAGATGCTATTATATCCTCTTTCATTGAAGATAGTTTTTTAACAACATCAGCTTCACCGGGATTACTACCAAGTTCAGCTATTTTATCCTCTAATGATTTAATAATGTCTGATTTATTTACCTTACCGCCTTGAGCTGATAAATCTGCTAAAGTGCTGTTTAGTGTGTCACCCGATTCTTGAGCTGCTTTAGTTAAACGGTCAACAAGTCCGGATGGTGTTGATAATGGTTGAATGAATCCTTTATCTAATAACTCTGCTCCGGCTTCTGGTGCAAACTTCTTAGCTTGTGATGCTGTAGCTCCAGTTGCTTTAACTGCTAGATTCTCTGCTCCACCCCTTAAATATTTACTTACTAAAGATGATAGTTCTGGTGCCACTGCTTCTGCCGCTGCTCCAGTACCTGCTCCAATTGCACCTGCTAATAAAGCATTCTTTGTAGCATCTTCCGCTGATTGATTCTCTGATGTACCTAATGCGTTTAAAGCTGATACACCGCCACCAACGGCCGCTGCACCTTTAACACCTGCTGCCGCACCACCTGACATTAAGAACGGGGCTAACATACCGATAATGTCACCGCTCTTGTAAGTTATAGGGTTAGCTTTTTGTGCTGCTGCATTAGCTTGTCTTGACTCTTCCGTATGTTTAGTATAGTCATCGCTAATGTCTGACATACTGCCTTTCTTTATAGCATCTACTAAAGCTTGAACCCCGCCAGTTGCTTCATCTGAAAATCCTAGTGTTCCACCTTGTAGTAACCCTCTTCCTAATGATTCAATATAATTAGGTTCCTCTTGTTGAGGATTAGAGGGAACTATCTCATGCGGTTGAGACGGGTCAAACTTAGGTTTCTCAGCAGCTTGGAATGGAGCATTGGGGTTAAACTTTGGCTTTTCCATACTATTCGTAAGCCCCCGTCAATGGATTAAGTGTATACGTGTGGCCGTTCTGTATAACCGTTTGTGGCTTAGTCATCTTTTGCGCATCTTGCGGTGACATTGCTTGTACCGGATTATCCTCACCCATGTATGCTTTTTTAAAATTAGCTACATTATCAGAACCCATTTTAGATTCAAATGCACTTAATGCTCTTTGATACTTTTCTTTGATAGTAGATTGTGCATCATGATTGATGCTATCTGCATACTTTTTCATAGCATTAACAAACTCGCCACGGTTAGCTGGAGTTGGTTGATTTGAAACGGCCGTTGCTGCTTCTCTTAAAGATTTACTAATAGACGATGGGTTAAGGGTTTGAAGTTCGTGGATAGTTGGAACTCCACCAGTTGCAATTTTACCAATTTCCGAGGCAAGTAATTCTACTTGTTGTTGGTCAAGATTATTAGGGTCACCGTTTAGATTAACTAATGAATTAACTTTCTTAATTGCATACATATCTGCTTTAGCTTGTTGAACTGCTTTATCGCCTCTTACAGCTTCCGCTTGTTGAACTGCCTTTTCATAAGCTTTATTTTGAGCATCATTACCTTTAGAAGAACCTCTTAACTCTGCGATAGCTTCTTTACTTCCTAAAGTCTCATTCATCATTTCACGTTTTAAATCTTGTGAATTTTTCTGAGTTAATAAGTTAGAATAGTTAAGTCCTAACTTCTCTGCATCTGCAGCTGAGAAAGTATCAGGAACATTAATACCAACCTTCTTTAATAGCTCTCTGCCTTGAACAGAGATAGCACTATTAGGGTCACGTTGTTTCTGAGCCATGTCAATATTAGATTGCTCTTGGCCCATTGAAATTTGTTTTTGTAACGCTGTAACTTGATTCTCACCAGTACCAATTTTATCAACATTAGAAGTATCTAATTTTTGGTGAGTTAACGCCTGACCTAACATAGTAGAGGCTTGTAATAGGCCATGTGATAATTGTTTTTGATTCTCAATATCTTGAGCTTGTTTTAGCATTGCTAATAAGTCTTGTGGGTTTTGTGATGGTGCTTGTTGAGTTTTTAAGTAAGCATCAACTAAAGATTGTTGACTTGATTGTTCTGGGGCTTTATCAGCTGTTTCCATTTCTGGGTTTAAAGTCTTATCTTTATTGCGGTTCCATACTTCTGATGAATCAATTGATGGGTATTGTGATTTAATGTTTTCAACATCTGGTTGACTGTCTGACTCTTCTGTTGAAACATCCTTTAAGTCTTCTACGTTATTACCAATGTCTTCTTTAGCTTGAGATTCAACATCAGCGAAAGATGGTAGGTCTGCGTTCTTATTTGGTAATGCTGTAACGTTTTGTTGTGTAGGAGATACTACCACACCGTTCTTATCTACAGTTCCACCATACATCTGAATAAACTTCTTAGCTGCCTCAGGATTAGATACAAGCATATTTTCGTCACTTGGACGAGCAATACTACTTGGTATATTATCATCGTCTTGTGGTTTCTTAATCAATCCTAATAGTTCTTGTATATTCATATGATTCCTTAATTATTAGTTGTTACTATATGGATTATTCTTCCAGTAGTCACTCATAGTTTGTGATGCTGATGGAGTATACGAACTACCTGCTGATGCCGCCTTTGCTGCTTGATTCTGTGAGTAATTATTATAAGCATTAGCACCTGCACCAACTGCACTACCAACACCGCTCCATAAAGCACCAGTGGCATTAGCTTGGTTTTGTAATTGTGAAGCTTGACCGTTAAGGGCATTAGCTTTAGCGGTATTAAGATTAAGTGAATCAACCCATTTTTGATGTTCTGCATTAGCTTGTCTTTGTGCTTCTGCATTTTGTTGATTTACGTTCATGTTAGATAATTGTTGTGCATTTGCTAAGTTAGATGCTTGGGCTTGGTTAGCAATACCAACGTTTGCTGCTTGTCTACCCATACTATTTTGCATATTAAATTTAGCCATAGCATCAGCGGCTCCCATTGTAGCCTGTGCAGTATTAAGGTCTTGACCTCTCATATTACCTGCTAATTGTCCACGGTTCATAAGGGCATTTAAAGCTGCTTGTTGAGCTTGTGCAGCCACTGACATTCCTTGATTAGCTTCTTGATTAGAGGCATTTTGTCCTGCTGATAATTGAGATATAAGTTCTGCACCTGAACCCCCCATACCACGGGATTGCATTTGTTGCATAACCGATTGACGTTGAGCCTCTGCATCAGTCATAGCTTTATTACGAATCTGATTTAAAGCTACTTGGTCAGTTGCTGATAATCCCGTTTTAGCTTGTTGTGCTAAAGCGTTAAGGGCGTCCATTTGTGAATTTTTAAGATTGGCATCTTCTTTATATTGAGATAGATTAGATGATACATCCCCTAAGTCAGCTTCTAATGCTGGAGTTAACACACCTGCTGATTTGAATTTATCGAGTAATAAAGCTTTAGCCATATCAGGTGGTGTACCTGTTGACATGATTTCATTTAAAGCTTGAGCCATATTAGCTCTTGCTGCGTCTCTATCGCTTGCACCTAAAATGTTACCGACTATCCCACCTATTGCTGGGGCGGCTACTATAGCGGCGGCTGATATCATTGGCATACTTACTCCTATTTAATTCGATAAATGCGTCCATCTACCGTTTTACTTAATATCTTATAACCTTGCTTACTGTAAAACTTCTGGGCTCTTATATTCTTATTATAAAGGCCACTTATTGTACCAACTGGCAAAGTATCTATTATTTCATTCCAATACTTCTTATCTTTCCGATACTCCGGCATTATAAAAAACCCTATTAAATAGGTAATATAAGGCTGTGTATCTGTTGCAAAGTATCCTATTAGTTCCTCTTTATCATAGATATAAGTTATGTCAACCTTATCTAAATCATCTACCGTTCTATTTACACAAGCTTCTAACCCACTACCAGCTATAATATGAAACTTCTCTATTAAATCATTATCACTACTATAAAATTTGGTTATTGCTTCTTTAAGTTCCATTTCTATAGTTGTTATAATTTACTGGTATCTATTCCTAATTGACCAGCTTGATATACTGGAGCATTATTGTAAGTTAAGTCAGTTCCTTGTTTACCTAATAATTGTTGTAAAGCTGTATATTTATTTCTTAAGTCTTGAGATGCAACACCTTGTTGTGTAAGGTTTTGTGCACCTGTAGAGTTTTGTAATTGTTTAGCTAAGTTGGCATACAAACTAGAGATAGCAGAGTCGCCTTGTAATGCTTTTTGTGCGGCAATGCCCCCAACATTAGTAAAAGCATTATTTGCATTATTAATTGTTGTATTATAAGGCTGTGAAAGTATATTTCTAACATAATTATCCTCTGCCATATCATGCATGTAATTTCTCGTTGCTATGTTTCGATTTGCTATATTTGGATTTACAATTGCTAATCTTGCTGCATTAGCTTCGCTTAAGTTACCTTGACCAAATAAAGTTTTTAATTGGTCGGCATTTAAAACACCTTTTGACTCTAATAATTTTTGGAAATCCGTTAATGTATCGGCTCCTGTTTTATTAGTTACAGCTTCCATTACTGGATTACCATTCATATCTAATTTCTGAGAACCATCTGGATTTAATACTGGTTTTTGATTGTTAGCAAATTGACTTATGGCCGCAATCTTTGCGGTTCTTGCTGCTTCCGCATCTTGTGCGGCTTTAAAATCTGCTGCAGTCTTTTCATCCATAGTACCTAAATTCTTATTGATTGTATCTTTTGTATCAGTTGCAAATTGTTTAGCTTGACCTTGATATTGTTGACCAGTCAATTGTGCTTGTTGTGAAGCATCATTTACATTCTGTACTAATCCTTGTGTGGTTTGTCTTGCTCTTGATAAGTCTTGTCCAGATTGACCAAGTAAAGCACTATCTACCTTTCTCGCACCTGCATTATAACCAGTGTTACCAACTGTACGTCTTAATAACTCTTGTCTACCACTTCCCGAAGTAGATAGGTTACCTAAATCTTGTGCATTTTGTGCACTAGCATTTAATTGTTGTGTATTGTTTAAGTCTGTAGGGCCTTGATAAGTACCGCCCATAATCTTTGACATTCTTGATAATTGGTCTGGTGTAGCTGTTTGTGCCGCTGTATTACTTGGGTCAGCTTGTACTATCCCACCAACGGTATCCGTTACAAACTGCTTATTTTCTGCAGTATCTAATCTATTCTTATCTGCATCAGTCTTGAATTGATTTGAAGCTTGGTTAATACCTGATTGTACTTGTTGACCTGCATTTTGGATATTTGACGCAACTGTTTGACCAAGTTGATTACCTTGATTGGCTCCTAAAATCTTACTTAAATTTGTAAAACCTGTACCAGTTTGTGCGGCCATATTAATTCCTTATATAAGTTTACCCTTTTAGTTGTTAATGGTATGCTACAATGCGTAAAGTGTAAGTATTTCCTATAGTTAAACCTGTTACATTATTTATCTCAATGCCGTTGTTAGTCTCTGTAAAGCTAATAAATACTCCACTAGTCGGGTAAACACTTGAATTTGTGTTATTTACTACTTTTATAACCTGAGTACCAATTACCCTCATATTCGGTATGTCACTGATAAAGCTTACTCTTGTAGTTGGATTACCAGAGGCATCAACCTTAAAAGTAACATCTTTAAGCGTACATTGGATATTTTCACTAATAGATATCTTCTTATTTAACGCTTCATAAATAACTTCAAAACCGTTATTAATTGTCACGGCCAGAGTTTGAATCATAGCTTTATATGTTTCATCAAAGTCAGTATCGAATATCCTTTTAAATGATGGCATTTTCATATGATTACCTGTAAGCCTTTTCACCTAACGGCATATTAGCAGTTAAAGTGATACCATTCATCGCAAAGTGTTCTCTTGCTATATTGTGTGCAAATTTCACTATTAAGTATCTACAACGCATACAATCTCTTGGTATTAATGTTCTTATCGGTGCAGAGTTAGAACTACCACCAAAGAAGCTATCACCAAAGGCATCACTACCAAACGTACCACTACCATCTAAAGCCACCTCTACGGGGCTAAAAACAGGCTTTAAATCGCTTCTAAATGATAAGGTAGCACTTGTTAAGGCTCTTGAATCAAACATTACTGTAGCCTGTCTCATATGCTTAAAGTTAAGAGGGTCACCGAAAGTATTAGGGGAGTAAGTAACACTTGCTTGAATTGACTTAAATGCTACAATATCACCTACTACGAAATCCATAGCTTTATTTACAGTAACCTCTTTAGTTACTATATTGATTTTAGTGATAATAGCCTCTTGGGTGGTTATCCCATTAGCTTGTGAATAGTTATTATACCCAACGCCGCCATCGTTATTTAAAAGGGTTATAATCTTGTTATAACACGTTTTAACGTCTATCTGGTCTTGAATGATAGTTGCAAAGTTTGCTGATGTACCTGCAATATTTACTACGAATGGGATTGAGAAAGTATTAGCATCAATAACCGTGATAGTATAATCACCATCAATTGACGGAGTAGAATTAGATGATGTTATCCTAACTCTTCTACCACTGATTAGTCCGTGTTCTGTAGCTGTAATCACTGAGTTTGTTCCGGCCGTGATGTTTGTTACTGTTCCAGTTTTAGCGGCTATACTTGGATAGTAATTAACCTGCTGAACACTCGGATCATTATCAAGCTTTAATGCTAAAGACTCAAGTTTAGAACGCATGTTATCGCCTGCCACTATAGCTAATGTACTTCTAAAGTCTGTAGCTGCAATGACTGAATCTAAGTCAAGTTTAGATAGTAGCATATTAAATTCAAATAAAGATACAAGTTGAGCTTGTACTAAGGCATCCCCAACTGATAAGTTAGATACTACTGGAAGTTTCATTGTAGTGCCAAAAAACTTACCTGCTGATAATAGTACAGTGTATTCTCTACCTGCAAAGTCTGTTCTGTCAAAACTCTTTCTTTCTTTTTCAATATAAGATACGTCACCACAACCAAGATACATTTTGTCATCTACTTCATTAATTATGCCACAAGTAGTTTCTTTATTGATTGTAGTCCAACTACCAGTTAAAGTATTGAATCTATACCCGATACGAGCATGTGTATCAGCTTTATCTAACACCGTCCACATTGTAACTGAGTTATCTGATTTATAACCTACTGCCCATGTAGCGGTTTTAAAGTTAGCATAATTAGCAGATGAAAGAGGTAATACTATATTGTCGATTGCTCTTGAAACAACTTGTACACCCGATTCAGATGCAGCTTGAACCCCTCTATCAGTCCAACAATAAATTAAGTTATCAAGAACCGTTAAAGAGTCTGGGGCAAGTAATGTTAAAGATGAATCGAATAAGGTTAAGCTGAACGGAATAACCTCACCAGAAATACGATATAATCCATCTTGTTTAAATACGAACAATGAATCTCTTAATGGGAATATTCTTAGTATCTCTTTACCTTCTGCCCCAACATCGAAATAATTGGTTAAAGGTACTGCCTCTGGTTGTTGATACTTACTATAATAGATTCTATTTGGTTTAGCTTCATTCTCAGAAGTTACTGCATCTTTTAATGGAGTATAACCACCTGATGTAGCATTTGTAATTGTCTTTTGAGCTATATAAAAGCTTGTGGCATTATTATATTCTACGGCATAAATACCATGTAGAACTGGTACAGAGTTAGTATACCCAATGATAACACTATCTGTACTTGTAAGGCCGTGAGCTGTGGCAGTAGTGATTAATGTTTTGTCACCAACTGCGGTAGTGCTTGCAATATTAACTGTTGGGGATATGTCAGGATTAAAGCTACCACCAGTATTAGTATTGTTAGCTGTGATATAAAAAGCATTTTCAGTTAAACTTCTATCTTGAAATAATAGTTTACCCGGAACATCTGTTGCGGATGACATATAATAAGCGGATATGATATCATCTTCATTCTTATTGATAATCCTTACTAAACTTCTTGCAGTTTGGTCAGTTGCTAATGCCGGAGATATTTCAGCAGATAATAATACATTTATACCACCTGTTACGGTAGTAGATAGGATAAAGCTACTTGATGCAACTACTTCTGTAGCGGCCGTACACTTTCCATATCTGATATTAGTAATAGTTAATACGTTAGATAATGCCGTTACTGTAAAGTCTGATGGGATAGCCGCTAATATTGCAGCTGCTACTTGTACGTTAGTTTCAGCACCAGTAAGGGTTATCATAATCCCTTGTTTATTTGCTAATGCTGGACTTATTGAAGAACCAACTTTAAACCAAATATAGTAATTATTATAATCACCTGTAGAGTTTAATGTGAAGTAGTCCGCAGTTGTTGCAGTTGATACAAATGCAGATGCGGCAGGGCAAGTAATGCTTGTCACGTTACGAGCAATCTTTTCACCGCGGCCAAGTGTATTAGATATACTAAAGCCTGAATTACCTGCTGTAGATGCTACAACCTCAACATAATTAATGTCAGTAGTTGTAACTGTAGCTGTAGATACTGCTACGTTATTAAAGTCAAATAATCTTGTAGATAGTTTATTAGCAAGTTTAGTGGCAACTGTTGACGCACTATCGCCAGTTGAAATACTAACTTTTACGCTTGTTCTTCCTGATATAGCTGGGTCAGTTGCTGTGGTAGTTTCAAAGTAAACACATAATGATACTGTTGATGTATCAAGTAAGAAGTATTTACCATTTAAGCTATTAGACACATCGGCAACACAAGTTATGGCTACTTGTTGTTTAATACCCTCAACAAAGTCATAAGTGTGAAATATGTTGGTACTATCAGAAGTGGTTATTGATGGGATATTACCAGCTTCAAAGTCAGTACGCATCTTTACTACCCCTAATAGAGATGGCGACATACTATGTCTTGTTCTCGTATTGGCATAGAAGATAGAACCTTTAAAACGATTAATATCTTTAGCGAATGGTGGTAGTTCGTTAGCTTGTAAAATACCTTCACCAGTTGATGCGTTAGTGTATAAGTTAGCACCTCTAAATTCATCTGGTGTATCATCTACTATAGTAACCGAATGTGCAGCTAATTCTGTACTTGTTGGGTAAGCTTCATAAACAAGTTGTAACTCGTCATCAGGAGTTAAAGAGTCTAATGTGAATACACCTTGTGAAGTAGTTAAAGATGAACGATAAACTTGAAAGAAATAGTTACTTGTTACTTCCTCTGGGATAGTAATAGTAAGCTTTACTTTAGCTGACGATGTTATAATTATACTGGATAATAATACTGCATCAGTTGATGATATAATAGTTAATGGTTCATTTTGTAGTTTAGTTAAAATATCTTGTAAATATGTTTGAATATTAGTGAGCTCTTGTGTAGTAGCTATTATTGATGGTGTAGCAGGTTGTGTAATTGATTGATATTGAGCATAGTGAATTTGTGCAGTTGATAAAGTAACCGCACCAGTTGCAGTTGTAGCAAATGTAATAGAGGTTGATGTTACGGCCGTTAAAGCTTGAACACCATTTAAAGTTCCAGTGGTAGGACTGAACCCAGCTAAATTAACCTTCTTACCAACACTTAAATATGTTGATGGGTTACCAGTTGAAAAGTTTATAGTACAAAGACCAGAGGCAATTGTAGTTGTAGATATTACTAACGGTTGTGATGAGGATTGACTTGCTAAGAATATATCATTATCAAGTTTAGTACATAATGCAATCATATTAGCAAGAACAGTATTCGCAGAATCAGATAAAGTAACTTTTAAAGTAGATAGGTAGTTAGCATCCCTAATCATTGCTGTAGTCGGAGTTGCACTATTTAAGCTATCCAAAGTATTAAGTAATGTAACAAAGTCATTTGAAATCATACCTAACAGTGGATTATATACTACTTCCCTTTGAGATGGTGAACCAAGCACTAAGTTATTATTCTTATCTTTAGTACCCCATACAATGCGGTAAGCTATAGTTGAATCACCAAGAAAGAAACTTGTTGTATCTCCTTGGGTTACTTGAAGAGTAGGAGAGAAGTCAGCGGCTTTAATACCACCAGAGTTTGTTATAAATCCAGCTGTAGTCTTAAAGTCATCTGTACTTTTAGCTGATATCTTCTTGATACCAGATGATGAGGTAATATAAAGGTTCCCATTAGCTTCAATAGACTTAACTCGTAATCCATCTTGTGTTTCTGATAAAGAATCAACACAATCAACAAAGTCACCATTACCAGAGTTATCATAACTCATTTTACTTGAGTATTGTCTGAATATACGGCCTCTATAGCTTATTAATTGGTTTATACGCTGATTAGAGATGGGGAGGCTACTACCCCACAGGCTGAACCCACGAACAGGCTCTATGACTCCGTCACGACGTATGGTGACGTTTGTAGCTTCTATTAAAGAGCCTTCTTCTCTATTTAGTTCATTAGGAGACGTATTTAAGCCTTTAGCACGAAGTACAAATAGATTTGACATATGTTCCCTTTAGCGTCTGCGCCATCTTTTGTTTAATCTTAATGGAGAGAAACGATTAACGATTTTAAGTGGGGCACCTTCTACACGGTTGTCAACCATTGCAGACTGTTGTTTCTCAAGTTGTGCCACTTTTTGTGCTGATATCTGACTACCTTGAACATCACCAATTGACATAAGCATACGTTCACAAGTTCTTTCAGCAAGTAAGCTGTGTACGTCAGATGGGATTTGAGGTATGATTGATTCATTTGCAAGACAAATATAATCACCTACTACGAAACTTGGTGGGATTACGCCTAAGTCAAAATTGATTACATTACCAGAGATTGCCGAAGCTCCTATTTCAACATCAATTGAGTAAGTTCTATGACCGCCTTTAGTTTGTAAGAAATCAATTACTGAACCGTTAGTGATGATTGAAGGTACTAAGTCAAACTCAATACCAAGACCATTTTGTAAACTCAATGCTACTGGATTAGTTGAACTATAAACAGTTTTAGCATTCTTATTTCTTAACATTATTGATTGGCCGTTAACATCGTTAGATATTCCTAAAGCTGATAATGCCACATGGATATTAGATACTGTAATATTAGTATTTGCACCGATAGCAAAATCTATTCCGGCCGTGAAAGTTAATGAACCTACTTTGAAGCTATCACCGTTAGTAAGTGTAGTATTATCAATAGCAAGGTTTTTAGTGAAGTATTGAGCTGTTGCCGCTCTATCATTCTTTACTAAAGAGTTAGGACGTAAATAGTATGTAAATCTTAAGGATTGACCAGTTGCCGCAACTTGATTAGAGGCAAGAACTATCTCATCACCTTCTACATAAAAACGATATATGTCAGTAGTGTTACTACCAACTTGTTGAAAGTAAGCTACAGACTCGGGAGTAATACGAGTCATTTCTCTTACGCTGTTATCAGGCATTTCAAGTAATAAATCTCTAAGCTTCATACCGATTGCACGGTCTGGTATTTGATATCTTAGTTTATCATTTTCAATTAATACTGATTGACGAAATACGAAATATTCATCATGAAATTCCATGATGGATGGTACTTGTGAATCAAATAATTCATAAGATGCGAATTTTAGTATGTCTTCTTCTGATAAAGTATTTTGAGATATAGGAAACGCTATGCGCTTCTTTACTATGTCAATTAAGTCATTAGAAGTAAGCCATGGAGTAGTGAGAGCCATAAGCACCTCTAATTATTTTTTACCAATTAAAGATTGTTTTTTAGCAAGTAATTCATGGATTTTAGCTTCGATGTCTTCTAAGCTTTCTACTTCATCACTTTCATTAGATTCTTCTTCTGGTGACTCATCTTCGCTTTCTTCGTCATGATTATCAGTTTCATCTTGTGGAGATAAATCTTGTCCTAGAAGTTCTTTAGCTTTGTCAAGACCAGATTTTAAACCCTCAGAAGAGTTAGCAGATACTTCTACTTTCTTAGCTCCGTCAAGTTTGTTACCCATTGCTTCCATTGCTCTAGCTTTTAAGTCTTTTAAAACTTCCATTTGTGCTTTAGCTGAATTTTCGTCTAATGATTTACCTTTTTTACCAATTAATGCTTCTAATCCTTTCATGACTACTCCTACTTTCTTGTTAATAATACTACGCTAATTACTATCTGTGCAATTAATATTAATTTACTTATCAATTCTGATTTTTTCTCTACGGCCGGAGATTCTAATAGTACAGTTTCTTTAACTATTACTGGAACTTCCACTATCTTGATTTCTATTTCTTTAACAATTACAGGTACTTCCACAGTTTGAACTACCGAAGAAATTACGGGTATTGACTCTTTAATGTGAATGACTTGTGGTTCAGAGGGGATAAAGACTTGCTTTTCAACTATCTGTATTTCTGGCTTACAGTTACATACAGGTGAACTTGATTCTATCTTAAGATTGCTTAAGCTATCCTTAACAGCATCTGCTATAGCGGAAGAATCTACGGATAGATTTACTTCCCCACCGACAATCATAACACGTTTAGCGAATAAATCATCGTCGTGTTCATAACGATTAATCTGTGAACTATCTCTATCTGACATTGTTACATCTACCATATATCCCTCATCCTCTTAGTTGTTAAGAGGCCATCCTAGCCTTAAACATCATCCTAAACCTTTTTATTGAACATTGATTCTAATTTATTAAATTTAGGCTTCTTAGGCTTATCGTTATTAGCATCTTCTATGAACTTTCTGGCCATATCTTGCTTCATATTGACTTTATTAGCTACTTTCTTACTGTTAGCTACTGCGTAAAAGAGCTTCCTTTGATTGTCTGATTTGAACATACTACAATCCTTTCCTTAACTCTACAATCTTAGCTTCTATACCCTCTATAAAGGTCATATTACCACTTATAAGTGCTTCTCTCATATGTCTAGGGGTAATGCTAGCCTCTAGTGCTTCAATCGCCTTTAAAAGGCTATTACGAGCCTCTAATGCTACCATCTCTGCTTCTGCATCTGCTAGGTCTTGTTCTGTAGGCATTGGAACATTTACAAAATCCCACCCTACAATGCTACCTTCTACAAGATTAAGAGAGTCATTTTCATCTCTTTTATCTTTATGCTTCTCTAAATATTTACTTATTTTTAATGCTATATCCATTTTAATCTCCATTATTTAATTTTCATTATTTGAATTGCTGAATAAATTTCAAATTCTGTTGATGTAGTAGGGTTACCCAATCCGTTCGTCGCCTTTGCTGTACCAACATAATATTGCAATGCGAAAGTTTTTGGTGCTGTAATAGTTACTTCACCGTCTAAAGTTGAGTTATAAGAAGCATACCCGGCCGTACTACCTGAGTATGTACTTGCCCCGACTAATAATGTAGTTGAATCTGTTATGTTTCTTAATCTACACTTTTGAGCATCCCCCATTAATAATGTAGTATATCCACTGATTCTATAAGTACCTGCCGGTAATGTAAATTGGTTTGATGCTAATGAGGTAACAATACCAAATGAATCTACTATAGTATTTAATGTTCTATTCGTCCAAGTTGCTGCTACTGATGTACCTCCAGCTGTACCATTTGCTTGTTGTTCACTCAAATAAGCAATTTTAGGAAGCAATACTGGTAATGCAGCAGCAGATGGGGTTTTTGCAGCGTTAATTACGAAGTATGCAGAAGCATTACCAACGTGAGCATCAATTAATCTTGTAGTATTAGTAGCCAAACAGCAAAACCCAGCTTCTATTCTTAATATACCAGTAGTTTCATTATAGTTTACTAATGCTCCACGTTCGTCTGTGGAAGATGCTACTGCCAAGTCATATGATATTGAATTAGTCTTTCCTGTGGCACTATAAGCGTATGCCGATACGTTCTTTAATCCCTTACCTACTACTATGTCTACTACTGCAGGCGAGGCGGTTGTTGATGCTGCATTATATGCTCTAGCAAATACTTGCACGCCATTAGTTGACATTGAAGATGTTGTTTGTGTTGGTGCAGATGCTGATATAGTTGCTGTATTTGAGTTTGCTGCTAATGTGTATGTATTAAATGTACCAACTGCCTCATTCCCAGTTAATGCTGTAGATTGAAATACAAAGTTCATAGTGTCAGATGATACTTGGTTGACAGGTACAATGACGTTGGAGTTGTAACTATCCCAACCGAGAATAGGCACTGACGCATTGAATTGGAACATAACAGATGAAACTGTAATTGCGTTAGCATTTTGTTTAGTTGTACTACTGTTAGTAGTTGCGCTTATCTCTCCGAATGTTACATATGATACTGACGGTTCAATAAGTACAGTTTTTCCACCAAAATCAGTAGTGTTAGCACCTGCAGCAGAACCATATCCACATATTACTAAACTTGGTATAACAGAAGTACCTTGTGAAGTTAATCCAGTAGGTAGTGATACTCTTGCTTCTGTGGCTGTTGCAGTACCTACAGTGAATCTACCTTTAATCTCACAGTTATTACCCACTCTTCTGTAGAAAAACTCTATAGATGCAGCAGTGCCAAAACCAGTGAATGTAGGAGTATAACTTGTCCAGTCTGTAAGGTTAGCTACGTTAGTAATGGCTCCTATGTCGAGAGAGAGTTGGAGAGAGTCGAATTGGAATGTTCTTGTAACACCACCTGCAGTCATGAATTGAAATCCTACTCTTATGTTTGCACAAGTAGCAGGGATGATAACCCCAACTACTGCGGTATTCATAGTAGTACCAGAACCGCCAAGTGCTATAGTAGGAGTAACATAATCGGTAGTAGATGAAATGATAGCTGAGTTAGTGGCATCATATACCACAATCTTCATATCTGTAGAGTTACCAGAAAAGCTATATGGGAAAGTAAAGTATGCTTGTTGTCCTCTGAATCTTATATCAACCGCTTGGTTAGCGGATACAATATAATCGTTAGCAGAACCAACACCAGATGTTACATAATTGTAACTGTTAGCACCTTGTAACGGAGTTGTATTATTTATTGAGAAAGTACCTGATAAAGTACCACCACCTAGGAAAGTAGCATTGTTACCTGATGACCAAGTACCAATACTTTCATCAGCTTTTAATTGGAATATAGTGTTTAATGAACCTGTACCGCCGCCGCCTGCTGTAGTTTGTGTAGTACCATCTGGGAATTTAAATCCACCAGTTGTAGATTCAATTGTACCTGCAACTTGAAGTTTGTTAGAAGGTGAAGTAATAGCAGAACCAATACCAACATTACCAGATTGGTCGATAGTCATTGCTACTGTTCTTGTAGTAGTTGTATTTGGAGTTGTTTCAAGTTGAATCTTTGAACCTGTAGCCGTACTGCTCCAAGCTTCTGTAGCAAAACCAGTTATGGCCGTAGTATTTGCTGTAGTGTGTGCCGCATCTTTAGCACCACCAAAAGTCATGAATCCTAATCTGTTACCAGAAGCCATTGCCGCTCCGGGGTCAGAAAAGCCAGAGATACCAGCACCAGCACTTGATGAACCAGTTTGGGTATTTGTCATCTGTAAAGAGTTAGTGGATGCTGCTGATAATGAAACCGAGCTTGTATAAACTGTATCAGTAGTAGCATTATACCCCAAGTGTGCAGGTGTAGCATCAGTAGTCATTTTAGTACCATCAAAATATACTAACGGACTTATCGAGTTTACTGGTGCTGATTGTGAAGTTGCATTTGTACCACCGTTGGCTATTGGAAGAGTTCCAGTAACCGCAGTAGTAAGTGATATGTTGTTGATTGTGTTTGACAATCCTGAAATAGTTTTATTAGAAAGTGTGGCTGTATTATCAATACCATCTAAAGTAGTAGTGGCATCTGGTAAAGTAATAGTTCTATTAGCAGTTTGTGAACTTGTAATAGTTGTAGCTGTAGCAGTTGTTCCGGCCGCATCAAATTTAATTTGTTTAGTGGCATCGGTAACATCAACTATCGCAGTTGTACTATCTGATAAAGATTTGTTTGTTAATGTATCTGTAGTTACTCTACCTACTAAAGTTGTAGTTGTTGTTGGAAGTGTTAAAGTTCCGGTATTAGTGATAGAAGATATTACTGGTGTAGTTATTGTCGGACTATTTGACATTACAAATGTAGTGCCCGTACCAGTTTGTGAAGCTATAGAGGTTGCATTACCTACTGATGTAATAGGGCCAGTTAAATTAGCATTAGTAGTAACTGTACCTGCTGTTAAACTTGCCGCTGTACCTGTGATATTAGTACCAACTAAAGCTGATGGAGTTCCAAGATTCGGGGTAACTAATGTTGGTGAAGTATTCATTACAAAAGTTGAACCTGTACCAGTTTGAGATGCTACCGATGTAGTGTTACCAATTGAAGTGATAGGGCCAGTAAGGTTTGCATTTGTTGTTACTGTTCCAGCAGTAGTAGCAGATGTTGCTGATGTGGCAGTTGTAGCGTTACCGTTTAAGTTAGCTGTAATTGTTCCTGCTGTGAAGTTACCAGAAGCATCACGAGCAACGATTGCTGATGCTGTATTTAAGTTTGTTGCCGTAGTAGCTGAGTTATTTACTTTACCTGCTGTAGATATTGTAGCAAGTTTAGTATCAACAATTGCAGCAGATGCACTAATATTAGCGTTTGCAATGTTTGAAACTGTATTACTTAATACATCAATTGTTTTATTTGTTAGTGTTTGTGTATCTGTAGTACCAACTACCGCACCAGTTACACCATGAACACCCGTAGAGGCTCCCGTATGAGCTGATAAAGCTGAACTTGAAGCTGTAGCATTTAATTGAGTTTGAATCGCACTTGTAACACCATCTAAGTAGTTAAATTCTGTATTAGATACGATACCAGTACCAATCTTAGAGGCATCAATATTAGCAGTTGCAGATATGTTAGTATTTGCAATGTTAGTAATTGTATTGTCTGGGGCATTAATAGTTTTATTAGTTAATGTCGCAGTTGCAGCGTTCTTTGTCGCATCAGATGTATTATCTACGTTACTTAGTCCAACATCAGACTTAGTTAATACTACAACGCCAGTATAACCATTTACAGAGTTTACTTCTGATGGGGATACTTCAATATAAGCTGAACCGCTCCATCTATAAGTTTTATTGTTGTTTAAAGCAACATAAATCTTACCTGTTTCACCAGTTACGGGGAACGATGCAAGATTGGCATATTCTAAAACATCATCAACATAAGATGGGAGGTAAGTAGAGGATATTTTAGCAGTTGAGTCAAGAGGTGCATATCCATTGGCTACCCCTTTATTTGCGCTATTCTCTTTAGTGTTTATTTGTGTTTGTATTGCAGAGGTAACACCATCAAGGTATTGAAACTCGGCATTAGAGACAACACCATTTGCGATTTTAGAAGCATCAATTGCCGCCGAAGCGTTAATATTAGCATTAGCAATATTAGTGATAGTGTTATCAGGTGCATTGATTGTTTTGTTTGTTATTGTGGCCGTGTGAGAATCAGTTAGTACTTTAGCACGACTTGAACCGTTATGGTAATTTAAGCTACCATCACTGTCTAATACTTCTAATTCACCTTTAGTATCAGATGCTAATATTGACTTTGCTTTAACTGCGATACCAACAAAGAATTTTTTAATGTTTAACATGGTTTTCCCTTATAATAAAATAATTAAAGTTTGTTAATAGAAAGTGCTCTATACGATATGCTTCCAACGTGATTTATACCACTTAAGGCTGTAGTTGAGAATGTTACTTGTCCTAAATCTGTAATACTGAAAGAAATACTAGCATCATTAGTAGAACTTCTTACTAACTCCCACTTATTTCCTACTGGATTAAGTGAATTATAGATTACTTCCATTGTTCCCTCTTCTGATACGTTCTTTGCATCCCCTGCTCCAGAATCTTGAGTTTGTCTAATGACTGAATAAAAGATAAATGCTGAAATAACATCGGTAGGTGGGAAATAAAGGTTATCTACAGTTACATCTGTAGCACTATTGAATGAATCTATGTGTAATACTTGAGGGGGTACGTCATATGAACCAGTAGACACGTTTACGGCATCTGCAAGGGCTTGTAGAGCCTCTGTAATTGCTGGCCCCCATGGTTGGGATTCACCTTGTTCTGGAATGTCTATTGGGGTATTTTTAATTACAATCCTAACTGACATGAAGACTCCTAATAATGATATGACTACATTATATTAGTTGTTAAGAGGGTAGTTTATACTCTAAAGTAATCTTACCGCAGTCATATATTCGTCTTAAACCATCAATTTTAGCATGTTCGACTTCTGTCATGCCCTCGGGAGTGTTTACTAAGCTCTTTTTTCTGGATTGTTTACTTATGATTTTACGGGTATTTGAATCAAAGTAGAAATAATCTGGTCGTGCAACATTAGTTACCGTCCAACCTGCTTTAATCCAGTTCTCACCGTTAGATATTCGTCTATCTACCCATGTTATAAAGCTCCCATAACGCTTAAAAGCGGCTTTAGAGAGCTTTGAAAGTCCACCAAGTACAGATACACCTTCTTTACCAACAAAACGGCTTAAAACGAGTTTAGTAGAGTCTCTGTGATGCTTACCAATAGTAATTAGGGATAATAATTCGTCTTGATAGTATAGTCCAAATGCTTCTATGTGACCTACGTTACCTTGAATGTGATAGGAATTAAGGAAATCTTTAGTTATGTCTTTTGGAACTGTCCTAATCTCACATTTTCTGGCATATACTTTACGCTTACTTTTACCAAGTTTAGTAGTAAGGAATGATTTTACTTGCTTTTTATGGTGTTTCCATTCTAAGTCGTATATGTGGATTAAGTCATAACCTGCTTTTTTAGCATTAATTGTCTTGTTTAGATGGTAGTCTTTCTCTTTGTTATGCCATCTAAGGCCGTCAAGTTCTATAGCTACATTAAGAGAGGGGATTACTATATCAAGTTCAAAGGGTGCTATTATAGTTCGATTATCCTCATGAGCTTCAAGGCCGAGAGAGCAGATGAACTTGTATATTTCATGTTGCATCTTGTTGAATTTGGAAGGAAGTCCGAAATTAAGTAATCTAGAGGGGGTGATTTTGTGAATTTTACCAGTAATAGTATTTTTATATATGCCACGTCTTGACCTCTGATAAGAGCCCTCTTCTATACCCAGAAATGCAAAAGGTATATCAGTCTTAGATAGGAAAGAGATAAAAAATTCTTCTTTGTAAATAGTCTTTAGTTTACTTAAGGTTTCTCTTTTCTCATGTGGTGACCATTGTTTAGCTGTGATTATTTCTTCCCACGTTTTTTTAAAATATCTACCTTTACTATCTACCCATTCGTAATAGTCTTTAGTCTTAGTATAAACTGTAGATAAACATTTACCACCCTTTGACTCTGCATATTTATGCAAATCTTCTATAGTATATTTAAGATTGAAGTTACGCTGTTTTTCTTTAACTAAGAAAGGTGACCATGTGCCACGTCTAACTGCGGTCCATGAAGCTCTCCACTGATTACCTAAATGATCTTGCCACAGGTACTTAAAGAAGCATGTAGTATATTCAGTAGATAAGCAACGGCCACCACGAGACTTTGCAACCTCGTCGAGCATTTCAATTGTGTACCATATCATTGATTTATTCTTTCCCATACAAGTAATATAACATGGGTTGTGTGACTAAGCAATGATTAAATGTAATTTGATTAAAATAAAAAAGGGAGCTGAATAGCTCCCCTGATAAGAGAAAAGTTAGTAAAATTAGCTGTTTACGATATTAGAGATGATTAAAGAGTGAGCTGGCGAAGTCGTAAACACCGCTTGATCCGAAAGCGCTCTTAATTCATATCCTGCTGATTGATCTAAATCACGGAAAAATTGTTGATTACCCATACCCGGACGGTTAAAAGTAATATCTGTAGAACCTACTCTTGAGAAATCTTCAAGAGACAACATAAGAGCCATACCTTCTTTCATATAGATATAAGGAATTAATTCAATTTCCCCAGTTTGAGAGTAAAATTTAATAGCCTTAACACCATTTTTAGCTTCTGATTCTGAATAAGAAGCATCATACTTTCTTAAAGCAGCTTGATCAGAGTTAATGTTAGCCCAAGTTTTTGGAGAAAGAAGAACTGTTAATTTCCCTTCTTTACCTTTAGCAGCTACTACAGCGGCAGCAGATACTATCTTATTGAAAGATAAAGCAGCTCCACCAGCATCATAAGAAGAACCTTTGAAGATTGAGTTAGCTGTTTGATCAATACCAAATAATGAACCAGAAGTTTGAGAAAGGATTGATACGATACCTTGAGCTTGTTTAGTTTTAGCGTGGTATGGGAATACAATATCAGTAGCTACTGCACTGATTGAAGAAAGAGTGGTATCAGTTGTGATAGTGTGAGCATCTAAATCTACAGATACGATTGTAACTGGAGTAGAAGCACCGTTTCTTAAAACACCTGCACTTGAATAGATATCAAGTTTCATACCTTCACAACCAATCCAAATACCAGTAGCCCATGAAGCTGCAGATACAGTTATTACTGCACCAGATACTGAACCAATAGTTGCTAATCCTGATTGTCCGTAAAGAATTGTTAATTCGATTGCTTTTGATAAAGACTTCATTAAAGAAGCTACTAAGTATTTAGTTGCGTCCATAAATGCAGATTTACCGTTAGCGGCACGAGCTGCTGCCAAATATCCAAGAGTACCTTGAATAACAATTGGAGCACCTTTTACTTGTGCGTTTTGAGTTTTACCAGCTGATGCACCGTTAAGAGCAAAAGCATCTTCAATAGATGAAGCATAAGTTAACCCGTTTTCCAATCCAGTAATAACTGGACAGTTAAACATGTTCCCTAGTCTTTCTTTTTCAGAAAAGTTAAGGTTTTTTAATAAATAAAACCCTTCTGGAATAACTGTGTGTAGTTTATCCGCATATAAATCTTTGAAAAAACCGTTTAAGTTACCAACCGTGTTTTGTAAATCACCAAATTGGTTACTTCCTGCTGCTGCTGCCATAAATATCTCCTATTGACGTTTTGAGTGAGTCACACTATAATTTTTTTATTTAATCCACACTAAGCATGGACTTTGTTACTCTCTCATGTTTTTTATACTGCATTTCTTTTTCTTTCTTTGATAGTTTGCCGTCCAATTGGATAGGCAACGTCATTAAACTACTCCGAAACACCCTTAAAACAATCGAAAACTTATAACTTAAAGAAATCCCTAAAACTTACTTTCTCTTCTGCCTTACTTGAAGCCGCTCTGCTTGCACCAGCAACTTCTTTAATTGCTGAATTAAGCGGTTGTGGTGGGTTCTTTGCGGCCGCTATCTTATTCTTTCTTACTTTAGTTAATGTTTCTTTACCTAAAATAGCCTCAATAGTTTCTGCGGGCATAGCACCAAACATCTGCTTAATATCATCAAGTATCTCTTCTTTTGCTAAAGATACGATGCTTTCTACTGGAACATCCTTACCACTTTGTAAAGCCATAATCATATAGTCAGTAATCTTACTTACGACATATGGGCTTCTTGGTAGGTCTGTCTTCTCAATAGCAGCGGCAATTTGTGTATCAAGTCTTGCATATTCTTGTTGTACTAAATTGTCATATTCTTTTTGCTTTGCTGTCTTCTCGTTATTTTCTTTTTCTTCTTTTAAAGCTTTTAATTCAGCTTCGTATTCTTCTAATTTAATCTGCTCTGGAGTCTTTTGAGATTGTCTAATCTCTTCCTCAAGTATCTCAGCTGCAAATTTCTTAACATCAACACCAATGGCCGGATTAGATAATGCTTTTCTTGGGTTACTCTTTAACTCTTTTAAGAAAGCAGATACATCTGATTCCAACTTACTAAACTCTTGAGCTTTTGACTGTCCAAGCTTTGCCATTTGCAATTGCTTAGTCATATATTCAATAGCTTTAGGGTCATCATCTATCTCAAACGGTAAATCCTCTACTGATTCCTTACCATTAAATTTAAGCTTCAATTGCTTAATTCTCTTTTTAGCTTCAATTACAGCTTCTTTTGCTGCTTCTGGTTGACTCTCTGCATTTTCTATGCTAGAATCAACTGGAGATTCAACATTCTCACTTACTTCTGCTACTGGGGCAGAACTTTCATTACTATTTTCCATTTAAAACCTTCTTTTTGCGTCCTGTTAAGGATAGCGTTTCATTTACTCGCCAAAAGGTAGAGTATGCACACAATGGTACGGTTCTAGTTGTTAAAAAACCTTAAAAATCTTGCTAAGTAACCCAATATTAAGTAAAATACTGATTATAAACGCTATTTTGAAGCGTTTTAAGTGTTTTGTGGTGTGAATTGCTTGCTTTCTAGCCACATCTTTAGGGGTATTTGGTAGTTTTGCAATAAAACGAGCCATTACTTATCCTCTGGTTTGTTCTGTTCTGGGATACTTTGAACCTTTTTTGACAAACTTCTTCCAAAATATAATCCACTCGTTGCTAAAAACCATTCAAAAGCATTGGCAGGGTCTACCCCTTTACCTGTACCAGTATACTTGTTTAATAAGCTTACTTGAACGTATATAGAAGAGATAAATAATAGCGTTAAAGATACTGAACCTTTACCAGTAGCATTATCTTTGATTAATATAATAGGAATACCAGATTGATTATACTCCTGCATCTTATTTTTAAACCAAGCAATTAAATTATTCATTTTAAACTCCTTAAATATGTAGCTATTTCTTTTGGTGTCGTGTAGTCATTACACCAACCGATATGCAAAGCATCTCCGACAAACTCTGAGCATATAAACTTAGGGTCTGAATGATTACTAAACAGTTTAATACCTGTTACAAACTTCACGGCCAGAGCGAATATTTCTTTGTAGCTGTATCCTATACCAAGTTTCTTCTTAACAAATTCCATATCAACAGCACTGTCAGGAACCTCAAACTTATCAATGATGGTATTATCTGCTAAGAAATTATCTATATACATACAATTTACCATCCCATGACTTGCTTGGAATACTAAATCTTTGTCTATAATTAGAACATGGCTATATGTCGTCTTTTGATAGACAGTTATAAGCCAAGCACCAATCTTAAATTTGTTAGGTTTTGATGTTGCAATAATCATTTTAACTCATTTAGTATAAAGTTTATACCGATATTCTTAGCACTTAAGGACGTATATGTAATCTTAACCTGCATACCAAGATATAAATCAGCATCAAATTCACTTTTAAACTGATAGTAATCTTTACTAACGTTAATCTGGAATCCAAATTGATTTAACTGTAAGTTTGGTATTGTAGAGTATGCTCCTGTAGCTGAATCTAATACGGCCAGAGATACCGCATCAAGGTTTTCACCTCCGACAAGCTCTATTCCATTTATTTTAGCCCATGCGTAGGGGATAGTAAACACTATCACATTATCACCTTGTATAAGGTCATTTTTAACCCCATGGACACGCTTATAAAGTTTCTTGCTACCAATCTGCTTAGATGCAAATGGTTGTTGTCCTAATTGGTATAATGACTTATTAGCAGAAGCCTTGTAGTTAGTTTCAAAATCAACACATTCTGGGTTATCTGCACTTATCGCTATATCACAAGAAAGGATGAATAATCCATCAAATATACGAACATGATATTGGTCTAAATTTTGAACATACTGAACTAATAAATTTTTTTGAGTTATTAAGTTCTTTATGTTACTAAAAGAAGTGTTTACTACTGACATATATTTTATTCCCAAAACCCAGTTAAAGTTACTACATAGGTAATCGTTCCAGCTGTAAACGCAGTTCCTAACTGTCTCCATGTTATTTGTATAAATTCACCCGGTTGAACGTATATTGGAGCTGATGTATAGTCATCTTGTAATCTAACTCCTAAAGTACCTATTGCAGCAGTAACCGGGAAAGTTTGCATACCTATTGGTACACGTCTTGGTGCTTTTGTTGTTGCTGATTCAGTTGTAGCAAGAGATACTGCAGTATGTCCATATGCTATAGAATGTGCAATTGGGCCGGGTCCTCCAGTTAAAGCAGCAGTTACTGCGCCGTCTATTGATACCCCAGTAATATATAAAGATTTACCCGGAAGTGTAGCAGTACCCAAGGGTACTTGGTAAGAACATAAAATACCGTCAGTACCTACTGCCAAAGATGGAATTACGTTAATAATACCACCTAAACCGGTATTTGCTGCTGCTGCAGTTGTGTTTGTTAAAGCTGCGGCGGCTGCTGCGGCGGCGTTAGTATAAATTGCAGTAGAACCTAGAGTACCGCCAGTTTGTCCTTGAGTAGCATGACCGCTAATACCTGAAATTGTATATCCCCACGGTTTATTTGTATCAAAGTCTGATTTCTGAATTGAACAGTTACCAACTTTAATAATCTGTGCTAATGTTGTAGCTGCAGAGTTATATGTACGGAAAAATAATGGTAAGTTTTGTGATGATGTTGGAGCTGCCTGACCTGCTGGAATATTGATTTCTGCAATTAAGACGTTTTCAATCCAAAAACTTACGGCCTCTGCGTTAATATAAATTAAAAATGAACGAGATATGTTAGTACCTACTAGAGTTGAAAAGTTAAAAGTAGATGAAACTGTTTCCGTACCATTATAGTTAAGAACACAAACAAAAGTGGCTGCAGAAGTTAATCTGAAAAATGCTCCATCGGTTGGGGCGGCGGCGGCGGCGGCGGCAATTCCCATACCCCATTCCGTTACGTTGTTTGCTTGTGGTAACTGAGCAAATTGACATTCCATTTCAACACGCATTGTTGCCTGTTTAAATACTGGAAAGTGTCTATAAGTACGTTGTAAAGCGATAGCACCAGATGCAACCGAAGCACCGGCATTTAATACTGAAAAACCATTAGTTACAGTGTTAGTCATTGTAGTAAGTGAAGTTTGCCAAATAGTAGTATTGATTGCTGAACCGGGAAAGTTAGAATCGAATATCATTGACGATGAACCAACTTGTAATCTAAAGTCATCAGATACTTCCATTGATTTTACATATCTTGCACCAGTAATAGTACCATCATCATTGGTAACTGAGCATGATACATACCCCTCATTAGCTTCTGTTAGGGGAAGATTTACTTGTAACTGACTAAACGAGTCTACTTCTGCGGTATTCGCTGTACCTTTAATTTTAATTGACATATTATTATCTCCTTATTTATACTCTTAGTTGTTATTTATAGAAACGTGCAATGAATATTATATCTACCCCAAGTCATCTCTGGTGCATGAACATGGATATCAAAACTTGTATTATTTACTACTGCTCCCTTTGAAACGTGGATAGTTTCAAGTATTGCGTCCTCATAATCCCCGTCTAAAGGATCACGTTCAACACTAAACGAAAAGGTATGAGTGGATAATACATTAGCATTGGATATTGTGGCCGTTACATAATCATTGTCATTAGCTCCAAAATCTACAGATTGGATTACTTTGTATACCGCTGTGCCAGTACCGCCGCCACCAGTTGCAGTTGCCCAAGTTGGAAAACCACCTGCTACAGTTAAGACTTGTCCAGTAGTACCTATTGGTAATGCTATAACACCAACACCAACGGCACCTTCATAAATCATATCCCCCGGGTTTGTAGTTGGAGATAGTGCAGAAAAGGCATTTGCTGCTGTAGTTTGTCCAGTACCACCATTCGCTATAGGTAATGCACCTGTAACGGATGTAGTTAATGAAATATTATTGATTGTATTTGACAATCCTGAAATAGTTTTATTAGTTAACGTATCTGTAGTGGCTCTTGCTACGATTGTATCCGTTGCATCTGGGTAGGTTACGACTCTGTTAGCAGTTTGAGCCGCTTGTAGCGTTGTAGTGGTTCCCGTAGTACCTGCAGCATCGAATAATATCTTCTTAGTTGGATCAGTTACATCTACTACCGCAGTAGTTGTATCTGAAAATGACTTATTTGTTAATGTATCCGTTGTAGCTCTACCAATTAACGTATCAGTAGATGTTGGGAGGGTTAAAGTTCCCGTATTGACAATGGTACTTATTACTGGTGATGTTAAAGTTTTGTTTGTAAGTGTGTCGGTTGTTGTTCTTCCGACTAATGTATCTGTAATAGTTGGTAATGTCAAAGTACCTGTGTTTACAATTGTAGCTATAACGGGAGCAGTAAGAGTTTTGTTAGTAAGAGTAGCTACGTTATTGATACCATCAAGCGTTGTAGTGGCATCTGGGAGCGTTATAACTCTGTTTGCTGTTTGTGAAGCTGTAATTGTTGTTGTAGTTGCAGTAGTACCAACCGAACTGAATAAGATTTTCTTAGTAGCATCTGTTACGTTTACTATAGAAGTAGTAGTATCAGATAAAGACTTGTTAGTAAGTGTATCAGTAGTTGCACGGCCAACAAGTGTATCGGTTGACGTTGGTAAAGTTAATGTACCAGTGTTTACTATTGTTCCAATAACGGGAGATGTTAAAGTTTTATTCGTTAATGTATCAGTTGTAGCACGACCTACTAATGTATCTGTTGACGTAGGTAATGTAAGCGTACCAGTATTTACAATTGTCGATATTACTGGTGACGTAAGTGTTTTATTTGTTAGTGTATCTGTAGTTGTAGTACCAACTAGTGTAGTTGTAGCTGTAGGAAGTGTCAAAGTACCAGTATTTACTATTGTACTAATGACTGGTGAAGTTAATGTTTTATTAGTTAACGTGTCTGTAGTGGTTCTACCTACTAAAGTATCCGTAATTGTAGGTAAAGTTAAAGTTCCCGTATTAACTATAGTTGAAATAACTGGAGAAGTAAGGGTTTTGTTTGTTAATGTATCCGTTGTAGCTTTACCAACCAATGTATCAGTTGCATCTGGTAATGTAAGCACTCTATTAGCCGTTTGAGAGCCCGTGATTGTAGTTGATGTTGCCGTTGTACCTGCGGCATCAAATTTAATCTGCTTAGTGTTATCAGTAACATCCACTATTGCGGTAGTTGTATCACTTAATGATTTATTAGTAAGTATATCAGTAGTTGCCCTACCTATTAATGTATCAGTTGACGTTGGTAAAGTCAATGTACCTGTGTTTGAGATAGAAGAAATGATGGGAGTGGTCAACGTCTTATTAGTTAATGTATCCGTACTTGTTTTTGTAACTAAAGTATCCGTAATATCTGGTAAAGTTAAAGTTTTATTTGTAGTTTGAGATGATAATATTGTTGTACTTGTTGCAGTAGTACCAGCAGCATCAAATTTAATCTGTTTTGTATTATCTGTTACATCTGCAATGATAGTAGTTGTATCTAAGAATGTCTTATTTGTTACAGTTTGGGTATTAGTTGTACCCATTACCGCACCAGTTGCCCCATGTACTGCTGTACCTGCAACGTGAGTATCAATGTGCGTCTGAGCTTCATTGATTGCCGCTTGAACCGTAGTTGATGTTATGTTACCTGATGGGGTATTTGTGATTTGTGTAGCCGTGTAATCACCGTTAGCCGATGTTACTGCGCCCGTTCTTGTATTAAAGGATGAAACTCCAGCTGTAGCCCCTGCAACTGCGGAAGTAACAAATGCCGTTGTTGCAATTTGTGTTGTATTTGTTCCTGCGGTAGCCGTTGGAGCTGCTGGAACACCTGTGAATGTTGGTGAAGCTATTGGAGCCTTAGTATCTATTTGTGTTTGGATTGCACTTGTAACACCTGCTACATAATTTATTTCAGTTGTTGATGGTGTAGCTGTAGTAATAAAGCCTGATGCGTCAGTAACTGCCACTTTTGAAGCGGTTAATGCTGCCATTTTAGAGTGAGCTATAGCGGCAGATGTACTAATGTTTGTATTGGCTAATCCAGTGATTGTGTTTGTTGCTGTATCAAGTGTTTTGTTAGTTAATGTTGCAGTTGCTGCATTCTTTGTCGCATCTGACGTGTTGTCGACGTTAGATAATCCCACGTCTGACTTAGTAATACCAGTTGGAGTATTGATTACTGGACTTGTTAGAGTCTTGTTAGTTAATGTATCCGTAGTTGCTTTACCCACAAGTGTATCTGTAGCATCTGGGAGGGTAATAGTTCTATTAACTGTTTGAGACGAAAGGATAGTTGTAGCTGTTGCGGTAGTACCTGCTGCATCAAACTTGATTTGTTTTGTTGCATCAGTAACATCAACGATTGCCGTAGTAGAATCGGATAGAGATTTGTTTGTAAACGTAGCAGTTGTAGCGTTCTTTGTTGCGTCACTGGTGTTGTCTACATTTGAAAGTCCTACGTCGGATTTTGTAATACCCGTAGGTGAATTAATTACAGGAGAAGTAAGGGTTTTGTTTGTCAGTGTATCAGTAGTTGCACGTCCGACGAGCGTATCCGTACTTGTTGGGAGCGTTAAAGTGCCCGTGTTACTGATTGTACTTATGATTGGAGAGGTTAAAGTCTTATTAGTGAGTGTGGCCGTAGCACTGTTCTTTGTAGCGTCAGAAGTATTGTCAACATTACTAAGACCAACATCGGATTTAGTTATTCCAGTTGGAGAGTTTATAACTGGTGAAGTTAAAGTTTTATTGGTTAATGTATCTGTTGTAGCTTTACCGACTAATGTGTCAGTGGCATCAGGTAAAGTGATAGTTTTATTTGTAGTTTGTGAACTTAAGATGGTAGTTGTTGTTCCTGTAGTTCCAGCTACATCAAATTTTACTTGTTTTGTATTGTCAGTAACATCTAAAACGGCAAATACTGCATCCGTTGGAGTGTTTGAACCGGGGTCACCACGAGGAATCGTAAAGTTAAATGTTGCCGCTGATGATGAACCTGAGTTAGTTATACTAGCACTTGAACCTGCTGCACCAGTTGTTACTGTTCCTACTGCAATTGTTGCTGCGGTTCCTGTTGCTCCTGTTGCTCCAGTAGCTCCCGTTGCTCCAGTGTCACCTCTTGGGATTGTAAAGTTAAATGTAGCTGCGGAAGATGAACCAGAATTGGTAACTGATGCACTTGTTCCAGCTGCTCCCGTGGTTGTTGTTCCCACTGCTACTGTGGCGGCCGCTCCGGCTGCTCCCGTTGCCCCAACATCGCCCCTAGGGATGGTAAAATTGAAAGTAGCGGCACTTGAAGAACCTGAGTTAGTTACACTTGCAGAAGTACCCGGTGAACCTGTAGTTGTTGTACCTACTGCGATAGTAGCAGCTGAACCAGTTGCGCCAGTAGAACCAGTTGCGCCTGTGGCTCCCGTAGCACCAGTTGCACCCGTAGCCCCTTGTTGAGCTAATAACTGCCAATAGGTTGTGTTTGTTGGTACTACCCCAGAGATTGGGGAAATACAAATATAAGAATTACCGTTAGTATAACTTACTGAATCACCAATACCATAATTTACTATGGCAGAATAAGCACCGGTTGGTTTAACGTTAGAGTTTACAACTACCGCTGGATTTAATAGCTTAACTAATTTTAAATCTGACATATTTATCCTTATGAATAACTTAAACTTGTTCTATTATCCCATACTTGGGTGTACGTCGAGACTCCGGCGGCATACTCAGTTTTTACTATAGTTCCAGAAATGGTTAATCTTGTGATTTTCCATACTGCACCAGAGGTTACTGAGCCTATAGCGGCATAACCAAAGTAGAAAACTGTATCACTATATTGGTCAATGTAGCTTAATTCTTCTGGTGTTGCACTTGTTGTGACGTTTATGTCACTGATAACATTAACATCTAACCCTTTTTTAAGGCCAACTACCGTGTCAGTAATGATATTACCATCAGCACCAATAATAGTTGCCCCAACGGTATCACTATTACTTGCATCAGTATTGTCAAATGTAAGTTTTTCTTTAGAAGTTCCCATTCTATTAGTTGTTAAGGGTGGATTTTAAGCCCAAGTTTCGATTTCTACCGTGTCAGTAGTAAAAGAAGATGAGAAATATACCGTAGCAGAGGTCTTAATTCCCTCAATACAATAACTTGCACCTTTAGCAACTAAGATATTATTGGTTGAGATAGTACCATTAACAACATAAGCTACCTTTAAGATGCCTTTACGAGCTTTAATATAAACCTTTTTAGTGTTTGCTGGGTAATTATAGCTATATTCTGTATTGGCCGTTAAGTTTACTGCATTGTAGATAGTTGGTGTGGTAGGTAATACTGAATTAATATCAAGCACTTTGAGTTCATTAGAGCTTGTTACACCTGCTTTAGCTCCGCTTGTGGCATCCGCTATGGCAATAGTATCATCTGCGGCACTTAATGCCACGTCAAACGAACCCGGAACTATTGTTGCAGATGAAGCGACTCGAAGAGACTTTAAATCCTCATCGAATACATGTTGTAAGACTTGTGCTTGGTCTAATTTACTTGGTAATGTTGACATTAGTTACTTCCTTGATTACGGAGCTTGTTTAAGGCATCTAATCGCCGTTTAAACGCATCAGAACTAGGGTCTTCTATAGATTCATCACTTCCAATATCAGACGGCATTAAAGCCATTTTAGCCTCTGAGACGCCGGGTGTAAGGTCTGTACCTAAATCAACTGCGTCAGTGGCTGCGCCTGAGTAATCTCCGGCCATTGCTTTATTACCAATTGAAGCTGCTGCAAGACCTGCTCCAGCTAATCCTAATCCTTTAGCTACTGGTGCGGCAATTGCTGCTATAGACTTAAGGGGTTCACCCTTCATAATCCTTTCAAGGTTGATTAACTGCTTAAGACGGCTCGTACCCTCTACAACATCTGGCTTAAAGTGGTTAGATAAGAATTGAGTTGTTTCCTCAAGACCTTTTAAGTCTGACACACTTTTAATTGGACGGTTAATATCAAGTTCTGATTTCAACTGTTGTAATGCTTTTAATGATGGGTTATCTGAAATATCAGTAGGTACACGGATGCTAGGTTGACTTGCTGCATCATAAGCGTGTTGCAATTCATGAATAAGAGTTCCTTTATCATCCAAGTTTCTTACATTGATTTTCGCAGGCGCTCCATTCTTATAAAAGTAAGCTTCCCCATGGTCTGCTAAATTAGGTATTTCATTTACGGGAACACTTTTAATAAGTTCTGGTTTCTCAAATAAATCTAATGGGTTCTTGTTACCTGCTGCAACACCTTGAGCTTCCTCAAGAATGTCTCTTATAGCTGTGGGGCTATATTGAGATAACATACTATCAATAGGTTCACCATTTTTAATTCTCGAAGTAAGTTCATCCATAAACTTCTTTGAGACTGTAGCGGCATTTAATTTATCCATAATATTTCCTTATATTATTTCGGGTTAGGGTTCAGCGCTGAATTTGGCAATAATGCCGAATCAACTTTTGGAAGTCCGGGTAATGAACCTGCATTTTGTTGTGCTCCACCTTGTTGACTCATAACATTATTCATTGGAGAATTTTCAACTGCACTTTGTGGCGGCATATTCTCTGGTGGTATTGGGTTGCCTGCTTGTTGTGGTGGATTCAATGGAGTTTCATTAATCAATTGTAATAAGTCCGGGTCAGCAGTTCTTAAGAAATTAATATGCTCTTGAATGTGCTCATAAAGATTAGCAACAAGTTCTGCATTTTGTCTTAACTCTGGATCACTTGATACCGCTTGGTGTTCGATGATGTGCATACGGTGAGCATCTAATAATGCGGCCGTTGCCTTTTTACCATCTAACATATCTTCATTTTCTTTCTTAACTAATAATAACTGGTTCATGTCAGAATCATACATGTTATCAAGTCTACCAGTATTCATTACCATAAAGTATTGTTGTGGATTCTTAATAAGCTTCATTTGTAATAACTGTTCTGCCATTTGTACACGGCCAGCAGTACTTCTTGATAATGGGTTACCAACGTCAACTACTACACGATTAATATCCTTAATCATATCACCAGTAAACTCTTTAGTAAAGGCTCTGTTATTTCTTCCCACTACTTCCATAAGTTTAGGGGTAGAGGCAAAATCTTTTAGTATGTTTAATAAAGAAGTACCAACTTGTTCAATAAAAGTTACATAGTTCTTTTGGAACTTTGACATATACTGTAAGCTCATCGCCTGAACTAATGCTAAAGAGTTACCAGAGCGAAGTGAGCTTGCAGGGTTACCTCTTGTGACCGCATTAATACCTGAAATAGTTTCGATATCTTGCTCAAGTTTCTTTAAGTAGTTAAACGTCTCTGGTGCAGTAGCTGTAAGTTGTATTGGTTCTGGTTTAGTTTCAGACTCAATTAAGTTCATACCACCAATAACAGATTCAAGATTAAAGTCAGAACCTTTTTGAACCCAAAGACTTTGAATACCCGTAGCATTTTGATTAGTTAAGATTGTAGAGTTTAATCCATTAATGGCTTCTTGGATTGGGTAAACGTCAAACATATTAGTGTAAGCGTATGGAGTTCCCATAATCTCTGACATAGCAAGTCTGTATATTGGAATCTCTCTATAAACTAATTTAGTATCCATCAAGATAATGTTATCTGATAAATATAGCATGTAACGGCCGTCTGGTTTTGCTTCTGTTCTTTTATGATAAAACTCATAAACTGGAATATCATCAGTTCTATCATTTGTAAACATTGAAATACTATAACGGTTATCATCTGACTTTGTTTGTAGTGCTAATATCTCATCTTTAAATTCAGGATACTTAGCTACTAAATTATGTCTATTTTTAAATGAACGAGCAATAAGCCATTCATTATCCCAAGATTCTTTAGTACCGTCCATTACAACGTCAAACGGAGATAAGCCACTACATTCAATTTCACCTTCATAAATAAATTCACCAGTGTCATCGTTCACATCATGAACTGCTCCAGCTGTAGCGTTCCACTCAAGCTTAATATATCCACATCCCATAACTACGGCTTTTTCAACCGAGGCATGTATCTTGTCTTCTATACCTTTGTTTCTCATGTAGTAATCTAATATACTACCTGCCAAATTAGCTTGAGATAAAGACTTGTAATCATTATTGACTGCTCTAGCTTCCATCATTGGACGGTTAGAAGTAATCATATTAATAATATGTTCTGCAATATTTCTGAAATGGTTTATCGGGATATTTACTATCTCACCTTGTTCACCACCAAAAGAAATTTGATGCTCATCAGCACCAAGATTGGCATAAATACCATGATAGAATAACCACATAGAACGTAGTTTCTCTAGGTAGGCATTACGCTGTAAAGTAGTATAAAATGTAGCTGAACGTTGCATACATAATGCCGCACATTCTTTACTATCTAAATCCGCAAAATAAGTATTTGAATTAGACATATTATAAATCCTTGATAAATTCTCTTAAATCTTCTAATCTTACAATCATAGTGTCGTTAATTACATTTTGATTACCTGCAAATAAAACACCAATAACATTACCATATTTATTAACTACTGGTGAACCAGAGTTACCACCATATGAAATAGCAGAGATATAATAACTGATATCATATTGAACACAAACAGGAATCTTAAAACCCGGTAATGGCTCTATTTCTTTTATCTTCCCATTACAAGTTTCTGGTGCATCTTCTGGCTTCATCATGTGATGGATAACTGCACTTGGAGTTGACTTATCAATTAAATCACCTTCTGTAATAATTAACGGTCGTAAGTTAGGATGACCTACAACATATACTGAATCACCAACACTAATGTCAGAAGCTAATGATAATCCCTTATCTTTTCCGTTTGCATCAATGACACATAAGTCATGATTCTTACTAATAGTGATTACTCTATGGATAGCTGTAAGGCGACTGCCCTCTTCTTTAATCAAGATATTACCATCTTTCTCTAATTCACAAACGTGACGATTAGTTATAATAACTGAACGGCCAGATGGAACTTTAAGATAGAATCCAGTACCACCAGAGTTCTGTTCAAGGTTAAGTACCATAACTGTGTTTGGTGCAGTCTTGTTTCTTATAAATTTCTTATGGAAGTCAGAGAACTGAACCCCTGCAGCAGCAATTAGTAAAGCTGATGCAACTGATACAGCTAGAATCTTGGTTGTTTTCTTTATCATATGTTCTCCATACCATTAGTTGTTAAGATGACGAGAAAACATTAGAAACTACTTCTTTTTTTTGATTCCTAATAGAGCTTTGTATTTGTTTACGTTTGAGGATTGATTCTTACTATGCCAATCAGCATAGTGATTAGTGTTAGGGTCACGACTACCAATCGGATAAGGATTCTTATCAAAATTAACGGCCCTGAATAAGTATAAGGCAGCCATTGCTAAGTCATAATGTGAATCATCTGAACTTCTAGCAAAGTCGCTCTTGTCATCCAAAGACTTCCATTTAGCATTGTTTAAATGCCGTATAAGCACTGGACAACCTTGGGGGTTAATCTTTATCTGCCCCGATTGAAAAGCGGCTCTAAAGGCATTTAAAGCAGTCATACGCTGTGCCTTGTCTGCATTGTAGAACATGACTTGATAATTACTATTTCTGGCAATCTCTTGAGTAACAAGTGGGTTAATGTCAGATACTCGTTTAGTAGGGATTCTAACTTCATTAGTAAGCTTATTACTCCAGAGTTCTTTCTCAACCTTTAATATTTCATCTGGTAACTCTTTAAGATTAACCTCAGGCCCTTTCTTAACTATCTCTTTATCAAATACTAATAGCTTATTCCTAAAGTCATAATGAGCAAATACAATGCCCGTTAAGTCTTTGAATCCTAAGTCCATACCAACAAAACAATCATAATGTGCAGGCATGGGAGGAATATTAGAAGTAATCTCTTTTATTGTATTTTCATTAACCTCTGGGAATACGGTTGTCTTCTCATTCTTCTCAATGATATTTAAATACTCTCGTCTAAAGTTAGGATTATCAATACCCCCCGCATACCCCTTTATAATAGTCTTAATTTTCTCTGTAGTAAGTAGAGGGTTATCATATACGGTTTTACTTACTAAAGTTCCTTCTATTTCTGCCCTTTCCATAAACTTAATAAAATCATGGTCTGGGTCTTCTGGTGCTGATGATGCTAATACAATCTTACCGCCAGTATGGGTGGTAGTTGGTACTAATACTGATAGGATATTATACTCAAGCTTTGAACAAAACGCAGCTTCATCAACCAAAACCAGCTCAGACTTACCACCCCTCAACCTCTCGGCGGAGCCTGCATCTGTACCAGCCATTTGTATTTGACTCCCATTAGGGAAGTGGTACATATATCGAGAAGCATTATAAGTAGGTTTTAGTTCTTCTGGACAGTCTTCTAGAACCTCTATGAATTTAGGTTCAAGAATCATTTGAGCATGAACCTTAGTATCAGTTAGTATCTTTACAATACTATTAGGCTTCTTTATACAAGCCATTATTGCGATTAAGCATAGCATTGTACTATTGTGGGTTATTAATCCATTAGCTAAACAATATAGGTGGGTTTTATTATCAATACTTAAGTCATAAGTATTTACTTCATACCTTTTTCCAGCAATTACACCAACATAGTCTTTTATATGATTATATTCTGGAAAATTATCATACTCTTCTTTATATTTTTTATGTTCCGTAACTATATGAGGTGACAGTTCTTTTAGTATTCTTTTTACTAAAAAGTTATTATTTAAATATATAGTATGTACTGGGCCATTTTTATATTTAGGTCTATTATCCAATAAATAACAAGTCTCCGCTTGCCATAAATCTAACATTAACTTACTTACACATTGTATAACAGTCTCTGCCTGCATACCTAAAGAAAATCGTAACTCCGTCTTATCTCTTCCTGAGAGATGTATACTACCATCAGTATCAATTAATCCGGCAATAAATCTAACTTGAGATTCTCTAGACCAAGTTCTTATTGTTTCATAATCACAAAATTTCTCATGTGCTTTTTTACCAGAACACCACTCTTTATAGTAGTTTATAGTCATTAAATCATAAGTTTTACCTTTAGTCATAGGCTTAAAAGTGTTACTTAGTATATATGAGAAGTTATTACCTTTTGCTTTCCAGTAAAAACACCCTAATTCTCTAGAAATAGCCTCGGGAATTTTATCATCTCTTGAAGATACACATAATTGAGTCATTGAACTTTTATTATGTTTTCCGTACCCGTCACCCAATAAAGCCCCGAGAGTGTAAGCGTGCGGTTCATGAATACTACCTCCAACATAATCAAAATACTCTCTTCTAATTTTATATCTAGGATATCCCGTAAGTTGTTTGGCGGTTATTTCTACTTCTTTATTCTTGTAGCTATCCCAAGCTAACCATTTATGGTCGTCTGTGGCCGTAGCGATTACTCTCCCTCTGTGCATCAAATCCACTACTTCTTTTTTACCTTGATTATGAACCTTTATAACCTCAGTAGGAGTAATCTTACCTTTCTCATCATACCCATATACAATGCTTCCTTCTTGTATATCTTTTATCTTTACTGAACCTTGTGGAGTAGCTACCAAAGTATTCTCTTCTAGGCATTTGCCGAGCTGCCTGGACGTCATCCAAACTAATACAGAATTGGGAGCTGCAGATTCTAAAGTTTCGTACATCTCTCTTTGTACTGAATGCATCTTATATACTAAGTTTCCCCTTCTCCACATTTCATGGATAAGCTCTTGTCTGGTTAATTGTTTAGCTGTTGGTTTGCTCATTCGGTCTTCTTAACTATAGTGCCATCTAATATTTGTAGTAGGTTGTCATTATCAATATCTTTAAGGTCTACTTTCTCTTCCTCTTTCTTTCTACCTCTTAAGTTATTCATAGCTTTATGATAAACCTCGAATCTCTTAGTTTCTTCTGTAGACAGTTCTCTTTGTAAGGCAAGACCTCTTAATAAAGCTATCTGAGTAAGGCATACTGTTTCCTCATCAGTGATATCAAATATATCAAGACTATTAATAGTTGGAGCATTAGCAGTCATCTCTGTAAGCTTATGTTCTAGTGCCCTCTTCTCCATCTCTAATTTTAGTATTTTATTATTAAGTGCTAATAATACTTCATTCTGTTTTTCAATGTAGCTACTATCTATATCCATAACTACTCCTTGTTCGGTTTAAAGCCGAGTTTTAACTTAATTGATGAAACGTGCGTCCTAATCTCTTTCATCTCGTCTAATAGGCTATTAACCACCTTAGAATTGATTTCTTGACTCTCTTTATGGTCTAATATTCGCATAACAATACTATAACCTAATAATGCAATAGCTATTATTGCTGCAATTGGTTTAATAACCGCTACGGCCACACTAACAATTGTCAAAATCTTGATTAATGATTTGAAACTTCTCAAGTTGTTTATAAAGTCTAACATAATCTATTTCCTTTGGTAATCCTAATTCGTCACACATTTCATGGTATAAGTCTATTCGTATCTTTACTTGGTCTGCAAGCTTAAGGAAGTCTTTAGCAATAGCGGCATAATCTTCACTGATAATGTATCTAAGCTGCATATCATCAGTTTCATGTATCATATCTTCTTTATTGTTTAAGGCAATAATAAGTTTGTATAATGCTAAAGCTAATAGATTAATCTCTTCCTCTAAGATATCCTTATCAAAGTATTGGTTAGGGTTAGGAGTATTAATCAATTTGATATCATCTAATTTCATTATCTTTCTCAATCTTAGCGGCCAGCTTTCTATTGCTTCTTGTAATCTTCATAGTTTCTTTAGCTCTATCTACAGTACACGATGGGCATACAAGTCCATTCCAAAGCTTACCATGTTCATCTGCATACTTAGGCGCTCTGCCATTTGGGAATAATCCAAGTGTAAGTCTTGGCTTAACCTGATTACATATTTTACATTCTCTTAAGTCCATGTTTTAATCCTTTAGTAGTAGTTGTTAGTTTCTATTCATTTGTCAACTAAATAATATAATAATTATTGATTTATCTACCTTTCTGTGTTATTCTATCATCCTACGTCATTTACCCTTTTTGGACATAACCTAAAAAGACAACTGTGAGAGTTAGCAGTATAAAGATAACCTGGAATTCACTACTAAGCTGCAAAAAGAGATAAGGCAAGGCACAGTAAAGTAGATGATACACCGACATGAGATAGCGTAACTTGGATATTAGTGTAAATGGTTCTGTTTCTTTTTGTCTCCAGCTCTGTGTTCCTAATGGTGTTAATAGCACTAAACAAATCCTGAGCAACACTACCAAGCAAGTCTATCGGCGCATAACCCTCCCCCAGGGGCTATTATTAGGACAAAGATGCCTTGCCCCTCCTATTGTCTAAAATGAATATTAGTATTATTATAGATACTTGTTGACTTAATATGTAGCTATGATATAGTGAAGGTAAGGAGTAAATATGAAATATTACAAATACAAACACAACATGACTGAGCATTACTTAATTGTATCTGAATCATTTGATGTAGTTAGTCACAGTAAGATAGAATTAGTATTAACTGGTGTATATGATGGTATGGGGTTAGAAATAGAGTATGAGAAAGATATCCTTAATCCAGAATGTGTATTTAACGTTAAGTATGCCAACCGTAAGCATCTTAAAGAGATATCAGCAGAGGTGTTACTTAAGACGTTATCTAAGGCACCTAATTTCGATTTAAACACGTTACAATTAGAGTTGGCTAGTGTACCTAAGGCTAAACGTACACAGCTTCAAAAGCTTAATATTAGCTTCTTAGATCAAGTTGCAATACTACGACATATGCATAATTATTAGTTAAGTGGCATTGTAGGTAACCCGGCTAACATCTGCTTAATGTTATGTAGTATTACAGCTCTAGGATAAGATATCCTTCTAGCCTCTTTCCCGTGACCATCCATACTTACTGTCACAGTCTTCTTACCGGGTATTAAATACTCTGATTTCTGTCTTTCTTCTTCTAATGTCCAAGCTTTAGTAAGTGCATTACATGCAGATAGTGGCCGTAACATATCCTCATTCATACTCTTTAAGTAGTCAATGAAGTTGTTAGCCTCTTCGTTAGACTCAAATACTCCACGGACTTTACCATTATACTTAATACTCTTCTCTATAACTATGAAGATGTTCTGTCTGGTTATCATCCCACCAAGTTTCATACTTTTACAGATAATCTTATAAGTCATACTACTACGTTTTCTAGTGCTGTTTCTAACTATATACTGTTTATTTGTGTATTCAGTAATAAGCTTATCTATTGTTTGTAATCTGATTCTGGATTCTTCTGGTAATGGTGAAGCTACAACGTTAGTAACTGTAAACCCATCATATTTAACTTTAGTAGATATACAATACATCTCTTCTACTAATCCCTTATATCCATTACTGGTACCAATAACAATAACCTCTTTATTATTATCATCAATTAATGCATACACACATGAACCTATTATGTTTAAATCAATCATATCAACCTCTACTGATAGTTGTTACTAACAAGAACAAGGTTGTTTCTAAGTATCCTAATGCTGTAATAGGCATTTTAAGAGGATTAAGGGTTTCCCCCTATATACCCCCTACCATTACCATTCTAACCCCTCTATAAGCCTCTAATAGCTTTATACGATGTATTTTAACCACTTACCAAGTCAGGGTTATTCTGGTAATGTTTCTATTTTAATTTTAAGTTTGTAAATATGAGCGGTTAAACGTCCCCAACAGGCTACCTATTTACCCCCTACCCTACCCCTAACCCCTTGATTTTACTCAGTTATGCTACTGGTTAGGTTGCTATACTAAGATAACCTTAAGAGGTAAGAAGAGAGGACTGGTTATGTAGCTGCTAAGTCACATACACTTTCACTTAACCTTTTGTCTCATGACCAAGTTGCCTAAGACATTGTAAATGTATTGCTCAGTGTCGCTTTTAGATATAGTTCTTCCTAAGAAGTATCTATTTATTGTTAATGGGTAAGATATATGCTCCATTAACTATTCAACTTACCGAGGTTGAAACGTCTAAAGTTAAATAAGGATAAGACTTTCTATATCCTTCTGCTTAAGCTTGGTTGTTATAAGCAGTGAAGCTATTGCTTCCTTTAATGCCTGTGGTAAGTTTATTCATCTTACTCTCTGGACACACTCATTTCAGTCCTACCCTTTGTTTCCATTATCTCAGACCTACGAGCTATTAACTTTAGAAGAGATGTATTATCGCCCCTCATCTTTATGGCTTACTATCATTCCTTCACATTTAGTTGTTAAGCGGTATAAATGGGTTGTGTCTATTCTTAGGAGTGATGTGTCTTGCTTTAAACTCAAATATAAGTTCTGAATCACTCATAATATCAGGTATATACTCAGCAAGATTCTTTAGTATATGTCTTATATCATCAAATATCCGATTATTAAACTTATCTGTAGGATGATACATATTGTAAGTATCTATTCTACTTCTAATATCTTGTAGTATCTCCTCTTTATTACCTAAATACTCTATTCCTTTATGTAATCTTACGTTTCTTAAATAGGACATAGGATGGCTAATTGTAGCGTGTTCTACTTTCCATTGAGAATATGACATATAAGAATTAGGGATTGAGAATCCTTTATATTCTTTTAGAAACAGCTTCCTCTTATCCTTAACCATAGTATTGATTATGTCTTGACTATCATCTCTATGTTCGATTAGCCCGGCTTGATAAGTTATACTTCTTTTAAGATTTTCAAACCTAAGTTGTCGCAATCTCTCTTCCTCATTTTCAACCTTCTGCTTAATCCTAATCTTTTCATCTTCTGGGTTTATACCTTTAGCCATTTGTGCGGCCAGTATAAGCTTTATGTTTAGTTTTTTAGCCATAGAACCTCCTATTTTATCATACTAACATATTAGTATAATTAATACAAGATATTAGTTAGGTTTAGTATCAAAATATTAACACTACAGATGGTATTTTCAGCATAAAAGGTAATTATGTCCTATAATTAATACTACGATGTTAATTCAAATTTCAGCATTAATCTGCTAAATAGTGTCACAATTTGTAACATTTTGTAACAGTTTGTAACAGTTTAATGTACATGAAATATATTGTGTACATAAAAGCATATAGCAACTACTAGTATTTACTAAAGAATCACTTACTTGTATTTTATAAAAACATAGAAAAAGTTAGTCTGAAACACTAAACTATAGTAAGATTGATATACTATCGTTTGGCAAATAATGGCAATAAGTGCCATTGGTTTAAGATGTATCAACTAATCATCAATTAGAATAATGAATCTACTTAAATTAACAAACCTGTTAATATTAGTATATTAAATATAGCTTGTATCATAGATGTATCATAGTAACCTCATGTAATTACTAAAGAATAAGTAAAATGTAGCTACAATGTGTTGTAAGTGTATTATACCTTTACATTTGTTGCATCTTATGATATTCTACAATCCTACGTCATTTATCTATTTTGGACATAAACTAAAATATAGCTACTTAAGTGTAGCAAATCTGTCAGCTTACAATCTTGAAAGGGAAATAGGCAAAGTGGGAAAAGAAGCTGATAGATTATAGTAGTTGCGAGTTAGGATAATATGCAAACAGTTCTTGTTACCCTTTTTTCTCTGGCCTAAGTTCTTCATGGTGTGTAAACACTAACCAAATCTTAGGCAATGCATACCTTACAAGCTCTATGTTTGACCTCGGGCATCACAAACCTGCATACTAAGCTGTTCATGAAGACTAAGAACACTTTGCCCTTCCTATTCCCGAATATCAAAATAATGTAAATTAAGTATTGACAGATAGTTTAGGTATGGTAGACTACAGGTAACAAACAACCAAGGAGCTTATATGAAAAACTCAATCATGGCTAATCGTAAAGTAGAAGTATTAATCGTTACTTTAGACAGAGCTAACCAAATGATGGATGAATATGTAGCTTCAAGCCAAAAGATGTTCGTAAATGACCATGGATATGCTAACAGCTTAAAGAATCCACAAGATAGAGCATCAATCTTATCAACTGATGGAGTTGAAACAGTATTACCAGATGGTAGCTTAATGTACAGAAGAGAGTACAGTTACTTAGTTAAGAGAGCATAGGATTACTCAGTTTTGGGAGCATATATGAACAACAAAGATAAAGCATTAGTGGCATTAAGTAACCTTAAAGAAACAATCAACGCATTACAAAACATAGCAATATGTGAAGACTTATCCGAGAATCAACTTGAAGTTATCTATTTAGCCGCAGATATGGCAGATAATATTTTATTCATGGAGCTTTTAGAGATTGACATGGATATTTAGTATGATATACTAATATCAGAGGTGGTTATGACAAACGCACAAAAACAACACATGATTAATACAATAAGAATCCAGTTTAAGATGGTTATTAAGGCATTAGAGCATGGTGATGTAGAAGCCGCTACTATCTATGAGGGTAGAGCCGTAGACAGCTTTAAATGGCTATTAGAGCTTAATAGACGAAGTGAACAAGATAAGACAAAGACTTATGTAAATTATGGTAAAGTGAAGTTAGTGGCTTAAAATAAATGTTGACATATTTAATGGATATGATATCCTAGATTCAAGAAACAAAACAAGGAGTACCTGATGATTACATTATTAATTTTAGCAGTAGTAGCTTACTTTATCTTCACAATCTCAACTGATGATGTAGATACTACAGTAACAATTGCTAAAACTGGTGTAGTAGGTGTTGTTGGTGGCTTAATGTTGTTAGCACCATTCATTTACTTGATTTACAGCGTATTAAAATAGGAGACACATGGAAACAATAGCTTTTTTAGTAGGATATTTAGTAGTTTGCATCATAATCTTACCGCTTATAATGGCAGTAGGATTAGTAGCAATCATAAAGTTTATTGAAAGTCACTTAAAATAGGAGCATTTATGGGATTATTAGTTGCATTTTTATTATCTTCAAACATTTTCTTAATTGTTCATGCTAACAAAGAAACTGATAAGGTTAATGAGATGAAAGACTTAATCACGCAAGAGCGTCTTAAGAACGAGATGGATAAAGAAAACAAAAGCACACTTAAACAAGAATTTGGTGATAATTAGGAGCGATTATGCTACAAAATAGGGAAGTTTACATACATAATATTCATGGCTTAGTATATTTATTAGAAGTATTAGATGCCGAGAGACTTGTTGGCCGTTATGAAATCATGTCTGGTGCATCAAAGGGGTTTAAGTTCTTAAGCTTTAATTCTGGCATAACAATTGCAGATGATAAAGAGATTATTAATGAACTAAACAAGGTGGCCGCATGTCTACACTAAAAAAACCATTGCTTATTCCAGAAAAGAAAGGTACACTGATTAAAGCTAATGTAATAAGAGATTTTATGCTAATGGAATTAAAGAATAAATCAATGGCATTAGTGTATGGTTCAGAGGAAGAGTTACAATTTTTAATGGGTGAACTATCATATGATTATGGTGAGTTTGAAGACCCGAATATGTAACCTTCTGTAAATAGGAGGATAATATGGAAATCATGGGAATAATACAGATGTGCATGGTGAAAGCCAGTTTAATGCAGAATGTAGATGTATCAGCAATCAATGCAATTGTATCACTGGAAAGTAATTACAAAGTTAAAGCTGTATCTAAAACAAAAGATTACGGCCTAATGCAATTACATAAGAAAAAGATATTCGACCCTTGTAAGAATATTGAGATAGGTACAAGCATCCTAAAGGAATGTCGAGATAAACTTAGTGGTAAGTTCTTAGATTTCTCGTGGGTTGTTTGTTATAATAGAGGGCTACAGGGTGCTAAGAAGTTAGGTAAGCAGGGAGTTAAGAGCAACACATACTACCACACGTTTAAACGTCATTATAAGCGTTTAAACACGTTGGAGATGCTTTTAGGTGTTACCCTACACAAGCAGATTAGAATCCCTTTAAAGGGCTAATAATAAGCTTAAAATAAATGTTGACAATTGTAATGAGATAGAATATACTGAAAGACCAAAAAGGAGATTGTATGAGTAAAGGAAGATTTTTGAATAATGGATTTATTGAGATGCTACTTGTGATAGTTGGTATCTTGTTGATTGTATCAGCTTGTGCAGGCCATAAAGCTTTACAAGATGAGTCAGACTTAGCAGGTATGAGAGCTAAGATGAAACAAGAAGCACATTCAAAAAATTAGGAGATAGTATGCCAATTAGTAAGACATTTGAATTATCTATTAAGATGGCTGATGAATCTGAGGAAGTATTAAAACTTAGAGTATCAGAAGATAACAAGTCTGTAGTAGCTATCGAGGTTAATTCACCAAAGATGCTATTATCTATAGCGGAATTGAAAGAAGCATTATCAATTTTAGAATCACAATTTTAATTACTTAGGAGTAGTAAATGACCTCTATGAACTTATCTAATAAACTATTATCAGAAGTTACCGCATTTAGAACATACGCAAAACATATAGGACATTTAGGAAGACGAGAAACATTATCAGAGACTATCAACCGTGCAATGGTTATGCACCTAAATAAGTTCCCTCATCTATCAAATGAGATACTTAAAGCATTTAAATACATTCATGAATTAAAAGTAATGCCCTCAATGAGAGCTTTACAGTTTGCTGGTGAAGCTGTTATAAAGAATAATGTTAGAAGTTACAACTGTTCATTTGCACCAATAGACGACACTAAGATTTTTAGTGAAGCGCTATTTCTTTTACTATCTGGTGTTGGGTTTGGGTATTCAGTTCAACAACGACACATATCAAAGTTACCAAAGATAAAGAAACCATCCGAAAGCGTTAGATTTGTTATCCACGATTCAATTAGTGGATGGGCCGACTCTTTAAACGTATTAGTGGAAGCATATTTTTTTAGCAAAACTAAACCAGACTTTGATTTCTCTTTGATTAGAGCTAAAGGGAGTTACTTAGTTACTACGGGAGCAAAAGCGCCCGGCCCAGAACCTTTAAAAGTAATGCTAAAATTAGTAGAGGAAAGATTAGATGCGGCTATAGGAAGAAAATTAACTTCTATTGAAGTTCATGATATTGTTTGTATTATATCAGATGCGGTATTAGCTGGGGGGATTCGTCGTGCAGCTTTAATTAGTTTGTTTGATAGAACAGATAAAGCAATGCTAACTTGTAAGCATGGCAACTGGTGGGAGAAGCACCCATACAGAGCAAGAGCAAATAACTCTGCAGTATTACCAAGAGATAAAACTACTAAAGAAGAATTTGATTATATTTATAATATGTGCCGTGATTCTGGTTCTGGTGAACCCGGCGTTTACTGGACTAATAACGAAGATATGGGCACTAATCCCTGCTGTGAAATTGCACTACAGCCAAATCAGTTCTGCAACCTTACTACCGTCAATCAATCTAACATCGCAAATAAGAAAGACTTTTTAAATAGAATATATGCCGCCACTGTTATTGGAACACTACAAGCCACATACACAGACTTTAGTTACTTGCGCCCTATTTGGCAAGAGACTACCGAGAAAGAAGCTTTACTTGGTGTTTCATTTACTGGTATAGCTGATGGTTCAGGTATAGTAACCGATGAATGGTTAGCAGAGGGAGCGGAGCTTGCAAAAGAAGTTAATGCTAAGTTTGCAAAGAAGCTTGGTATTAATGCAGCAGCAAGGATAACGGCCGTTAAACCAGAAGGAACGGCATCATGTGTACTTGGTTCTTCATCTGGTATTCATGCAAGACATGCAAGATATTATATTCGTCGTATTCGTATGAATAAAGATGATGCGTTAGCAGTATATTTAAAAAATGTAATACCTGCTTTAGTAGAAGATGATAAGTTTAGTGCTACTGGTGTAGTAGTTAGTATCCCTCAAGAATCGCCAGAAGGTTCTATAATAAGACATGATGAAACGGCTGAAACTCTTTTTAATAGAGCTATGCAATATAATACACAATGGGTAAGAAACGGCCACAGAAGCGGTGATAATACTCATAACGTATCCCTGACTATTTCGGTTAGAGAAACTGAATGGGAAACTGTAAGGGATTTAATGTGGAATAACAGAGAATTGTATAATGGAGTATCACTATTACCTTTCTCAGACCATACTTATGTTCAAGCTCCATTTGAAGATTGTACTAAAGAGCAGTTTGAGGAAATGAGTAAGCTTGTTAATGGCATTGATTTAACTAAAGTAGTAGAAGTTGAAGATAAGACGGAGAGAGTAGAACAAGTAGCATGTTCGGGTGGTTTGTGTGAAATCGTTTAAGTTAGAAGAAGGCGATACCTTTAAAGATAACAAAGCCTCTACTTACATTGTAGTAGTGGGGGTGCAACATGAATCACCGCTTGACTATTTATTGTCTTTGGTGTATATTAATAGTAGCGGTAAAGTTTTGTATATGGGATTTTTTGGTAAAGTACCAAAGACCACAGTGGCAAGTTGGACTAAAGTAGAGAAGATACCATTTAATTTTTAGTAGGAGAGAATATGAAACCTTTAGTAATTGATGTTAATGAAATGACAGAAAAGTTTGATGAGGAATATAACTTTATCTTTAAGATACTTAATGATGCAATTCGTGTAGAGTTGAATGGGAATAAAAAGAATATCCCGAAACTTTCAAAGAAGGGAGTATACAAAGTGTACTATGTTATTTGTGACTCAGCTCCAGATGGAGTAATATCATTAGAAAATGAAGAGGTGGATACTATTCAAATAGGTAGTATGGTTCGTAAGCGTAGTAAAATGATTGAAGCTAAAGAAGAAAGTATGAAGGATGATCCTGACTTTAGAAAGAGCGTAGAGGAAAGAGTTAAGATATGCTTAGGTGAACTATGAGTGATAAAGTAGAGAACCCAGAAATGGAAGCCGTGTATGAAAAGATGTTTGTAATGTTTGGTGTACGGCCAGTTGATTTCGGGTTTGGATGGATTCAGAAAGATAATCCGTCAACTATCACGTTCGATGAGGCAATGAAGATTATAGTAGATGGGAGTGTTTATGGGTTGTGATATACATGCAACATATGTAGCTGAAAAGCAAGGTGAACTTAAAGTAGTAGAAGTTGATGTTATTGACGTTAGAAGCTATGTACTGTTTGGAGCATTAGCAGGGGTAAGAAGTAATCTTATTAGGCCGCTTGATGGTGTAATTGGCAGAGGATTAACCGATAAAATGAAAGAGCTGTTTCCCGATGGTGATGCTTTACTTGGTGACCATTCTTTTACTTACTTAAGCTTAGATGAGATTGCCGAGTTATCTAAAAGAATCAGTGCAGAGAAGCCAGCACAAATTAAGTGTTGTTGCCCTTGTCATAAAGATGATGACGAAGTTGTTGACAACACGGAAGAGATAGAGTATACTAATTATGTATTAGGTGTATTGTACGCTATTAGTAGTGAGATGAATACATTAGCTGAAAACTATGATAATATGTATCTTGTTATGGGGTTTGACTCATGAGTAACAAATACGTTAGATGTACTTGTACTAATTGTGAAGATTTTATCTACTGTAGATATGAAGGGGATTATGTACGTTGTAAGTGCGACTTTGGTTCAGATAAAGCTAGATTCGGATTTTTAAGATACACTGACGATAGAATGAAGATTCAAGACTTGATATATGAAGATTTAATTAAGTTATATCTAGGAGATAAAGTATATGAGTAATAGATACGATAGATACTTCTGTAATAAATGTGAAGACTTAATCTATAGTAATTACTCTGGTGAGTTTGTAGAATGTAAATGTAGTGAAAGCTTTGTTGATTGTACTGATTATTACATTAGAGCTGGAGGGAGTTTGACCAGTTTACAGGACTTGATATTTGAACAGTTAGAAGAGCTTCTTATTATGCAATCATTAGAGAAATTAGGCACAACTCTAAAAAAGAGGTATATATGATAGAACAAGAAGAGTTTACGGCTAAAAAAATGGCAGAAATTGCCGAGCGAGAACGCATTAATAAAGTAATGAAAGAAATACATAATGCAGCAATCCAAGGTGATTGTTGTGTTTTAGTGAGATGGTTGAGTGTGCAGAGTGCTGAGTTTTTATACTCTAGAGGTTTCACAATAGAAGAGGTAAAAGAACTACACACTCTCAATACCATTATGAAGATATCTTGGTATAAGCTTTCTAAAACTTAAAATAGGAGAATATTATGAATAGATCGTTAGAAAAACTCAATGCTAATATTTTGGCAAAAATTACAGAGAGAGTGCTAGAACAAAAAAAGGATAATGAAATTATACTTTTATTAAACATATTATTTGATGCAGCTTACGATGGAAAGTCTCACATTATCGTAGATTATGTTAGTAATAATAATCGTGAACTATTAGAGGATAGAGGGTTTAGAGTAACTTTTACTAGTAGTGGTGTAAAAATAAAGTGGCACCCATAACGCAAGTTTTACTTGTGGCTTCAAGTTTAAAATAGGAGAATATTATGAAAGATTTTAGTAAAGAAATTAATGAATGGAAAACTTTTTTAGAAGAAAGTAAAACAAAGGATGCAGCGGTTATAAGTGATAGTTTAGTACAATCTCGCAAAGAGATTCTTGCGGCTACTGGTCTTACATCAAATGTTGAGTTTTTTGATTTTATCACAAAAGAAACAGGTTCAGTAAATGAAGCTAATTAATCCTAGTGTAGAATTGATTACTGATATTGACGGAGTAGCAGTTCTCCGTCATATTGAACATGCAACAAGAGTTTGTTATGACTCCAATGACAAAGTAAATGAAAATAGTCATACTGTTCTCTTATCTAAAATATTAGAAAGTGCTCACGAGAGTGTTATAGAACATGCATCTGTAAGCGTTAAAATTAAATGTAGTAGAGCATGTCATAACCAAATAGTACGGCATAGATTATTTTCATACTCGGCAAGAAGTCAGAGATTTTGTAACTTTACTCGTACAGATAAATACCCAGATGGTGTTGAGTTTATTACTCCTATGGATTATCATAAGTGGACTACAGAGCAACAATTTTTATTTTGTCAAGCTATGGAAAGCTGTGAGAAATTTTATATCAGCTTATCAACATCAGGACTTAAGCCACAAGTAGCTCGTAACGCACTTAATAACGCTGTTATGGTTGAAATGGTTATGACGGGAAACTTAAGGTTATGGCGAGACTTTCTTAAAAAGAGAAGAACAAAAAAAGCACAAGATGAGATTAGATTTTTAGCTACAGAGATCGGAGCTATACTACAAAGTAAGATACCTATTATATTTGATACTTAGGAGAACAAATGGAATATTTTAATGATTTAACAGGACGGGTATTCGGAAAATTAGAAGTAGTAGGTTTAGCGGAAGGTAGTGTAAAAAACTCAAAAGCGCATTGGAAGTGTCGGTGCGAGTGTGGAAAAGATATTATAAGAAGCACAAATACGTTAATATCTAAAAGCGAATATACAAAAATTTGCTGGTGTAACCACTCATCAATAGTCAAGACTCATGGTAAAAGTAAAACAAGAGAGTATAGAATATGGTCGCAAATAAAAGGGAGAACTTCTGGAAGAAGAAATGATTTAAGTTCTAAGTGTTATAGAGATAGAAATATAACAATGTGTAGTAGATGGTTTAATAGTTTTGAAAATTTCTTTGAGGATATGGGAGAATCGAATGGTTTATCTATAGACAGAATAGACAACAATAAAGGTTATTTTAAGGAAAATTGTAGATGGGCTACTCCACTAGAACAAATTCATAATAGAGACTGTACTATTTATTTAGAATATAACGGCCAAGAAAAAACTCTAATGGAGTGGTGTATCTTGTATAATATAAAATATGATACGGCACATAAAAAATATAAGTATAGAAATAAATCAATAAAGGATATTATAGAAAATACTAAAGACAGAAAGACTTTTCTAAAAGATGTAAAAAGAAGAGTTACTCTTTACAATATTAATAGAGAACCTTTTATTTCTTTTTTAAATACTAAAGATGCTTGCGACTTTCTTGGATTTAAAAAGAGCTGTAGCATTTATAATTTAATTAAATCAGATAAGTTGATTAAAAATAAGTATTATGGTATCATGTTTTAATGTAGGAGTTATATGAATTATTTTACAGTTGAAAATGGATTAGTGACAGACTTAGATAAAGAATCCGAAAATGCCGGATTATTCTTAGTTACCTACTTATTCCTCACTGATGATAAAGATAAGGTTTTATTAATGAATAAACATTTGAGCGTTTGTAAAGTAGAAGATGGATTATATAACAGGAATCCAACTTTAGTTAAAACAACAAGCCACGACGAGCTTATTGCAATAACATCATTCTCTAAAGCGTATAATACTGGCCATGCAAAACAGATATGGAAGTATTTACTGCGTCATCTTGGTACTTATGATAATACTAAAGGGAAGTCTACCGACATTACAAGATTCCTACCATTCAATCCAGCTAATTACTTTATTTTTGGATTGTGTGCTGATTCAATATTAGCATATCTATTCCTACCGTTCTTTTTAATTAACCTGATTATAAGCTGTAATCAAAGTAAAGACCAAACAAGCGGCAAGATTCTTGACTTCATAAGCTTATTCCCACAAAAGAATAGGAACTTCTTACTAAGAGCCATTCATTCTTATTATGAAAAGAAGATGAAAGGTTTGTACGGTGAAGAATATTTAAAAGAGTTAATGACTATATACCATGGCGGTAATAGTAAAGAGTTTCCAATTTGTAAACTATACGGAATAGGTGTATGACAACTACGATTATTCAAACTGAAATGTTTAAGGGAACAGTTAGTAAAGTTGATAGAATAAAGAAAGATGCTAACTTGAAAACAAAAACGGATGCACTTGAACTGGCCGTAGATATTGCCGATACAGTCTTGAACGCTTTAAAAAAAGGCGGTAGGGTTATACTCGTTGATGAGAACGGAAAACAGTCAGAAATTAAAATTCAAGGTGTTAGTGTGTGATTGGTATAATGTTTATTATTTGTGCGTTAATCTATTTAAGACTAACGGCCTAAAGTCTTAGCCCAATTCTTTAACATCTCAGCTTTCTTCATATCATCATTATTAGCCATTGAGTTAGCCAAGTCAGGGTTAGATTGAAGTGATTGAGCCATTACCGCTGTAGCATCTTGTTGTGGCTTTACTGCTTGTTGAACTTGGTTAGCTTGTGCCATGGCAAGTATTGCATTTCTTTTATTCTGAATATCTTGAACATCAGCTTTGTTCTTATCAAATGCAACATTATTAAGAGTAGCCATTTTTGGTATGTCTTGGTCAACAGTGTTAGCTGGTACACCGTAGTTTTCAGCAGATGAACCAAGCATCTTCTTAAGTAATCCAAATTTAGAAGCTAATTGGTTAGCATATCCCATTGGGGAGTTTTCATTGTCTTCAATGTGCTTTTGAGTATCAGCAGTTAAACGTGCAGAAGCTTCATCAGGTGTTTCACCTTTGACGACCATAGAAGGTTGACTTGCCTCTGGTTGGGCATCTCTTATTTGAGCTAAAGCCAATAAAGCAGCTTGTTTCTTCTTTTGTGCTAAGATATCGTCTACATCATCCATAAAACTCTCCTATATATAAGTTGTTAAGTGGGTATTGACACGTTAATATTAGTATGCTAAGATAGAAACATTGGAGGTCTATATGTTAGATGCAGCCTTTGTACTTCTTAAGTTTTTCTTAAGCCTAACTATATTCATTGTAGTTATGCCTATAATGATAGTTATTACCTTGTTTAGGGTGGTAATGGATAATTTAGGAGATTAGTATGCCATTAAGAGAATTAGAGTTTGATGCTTTGGTATCTAACTTATTGCCAGATGAAGATATGCGATATGAGTGGCTTAATAGCCCGAATAAGATGTTCTACACGATGACCCCTCATGAGATGTTCCATAATGACCCCGACGAGGCTATAGCCCTTTTAAAGCTTTTAAGCTGCACTGGTGAAGAGTGTGACATATTAGAACAAAGTATCAAGTTTAAGATTCAAAACGAGGAAGAATAATGAAACAGATGTTTTTACACAAACGGAATAGTACAGTAAATGGAACATTAGTAATAGAGATAGAAGAGGATGATTTAAATAGTATTCGCACTTGTTCTACTGGTGAAGAGTTCTTTGTTAAGATTGGTATTTCAGTATGTCATCCTAAAGATAACTTTAATAAGAAGATTGGTAGAGATGTGGCACTTGGTAGATTAGCATCAACATTTATTACTTGCATTTTTAATAACGGTGCAGAGTCTTTATTCTTAATAAAGAATACAAATAGTATGCTAAAGTTCCGTGGTACTCATTTAATAGATGCTAAACAAGCCAACTTTCATATATAGAGGTTTTATGCTAACATTAGAAGAAATAATACATTGTGGGATTAAACCCGAAGACTTAGACAGTGATAAGCTTAAAGAAGAACAAGACTTATTAATTAAGATTAATATAATCCGTACTAAGTATGGTAAGCCAATGACTGTAACATCTGGTGTAAGAACATTACAAGACCATTTACGGATTTACGCACAGAAAGGTATTACAGACCAATCTAAGATACCGATGAAATCAAAGCACCTTGAAACAGTTACAAATGCGGCGGCCGTAGATATTGCTGATGCCAGATTGTTAATTACTAAGTGGCTTAAAGATACTAAAGAGGGTAGAGAAGCGGCAGATGAAGCTAACCTATTCTTTGAAGAAGGCAATTCAAACTGGCTTCATGCTCAAAATAAACCTTTTAGTAGTTATGTATCTGGTGGAACACGTTGGTTTAAACCGTAGGGGATTATGTATATATTTGAGATTAACGATTTACCAAACAACATTAAGTCTTCTTTAACTATTGAAGGAAGAGGAAGATTATACGGAACACCTGTGGATGGTAACTTATACAAAGTTGACGGAGCTATCGAACATTCAGGATATATAATGGTTCCCGTCGATGTTGAATACTTTACCAGAGATAAAGGACTACAGACAATTACAGCATATTTATATTACAGCTTGTATATACCATCAACTAACGAAATCTTGGAGAAATTATAATGCTTTTATTTATTGACAATCCGATGCCAGTATCTTTTATTGAACAGTTAGAATACATAGGCGAAGCCAAAGTGGCAATTGGTGGTCACCCCGGCAGTTTATATAAAGCGGTCACTATTCCTGAAAGCGATAACCTATCTTTCTTACCGGTTGACTTGTTTCATAAGGGTGTGTTAGTATATGGTTTTGCAGTCAAAAGAGTTAAAGGAGGAATTGCACATGAGTAATATAAAGTTTAAGAAATTAGTACCAGAAGCAGTTATGCCAACAAGAGCACATGCAACAGATGCCGGAGCAGACTTAGTGGCCGTATCAGTTAATATTACTGATTCCTATATTGAGTATGGTACGGGTATTGCAATTGAATTACCAAGCGGACATTGTGGATTATTATTCCCGAGAAGTAGTATCTCTAAGATGGATTTAAGTCTTTGTAACTCAATTGGACTTGTGGACGAGTCGTACGTTGGGGAGTTGAAGTTACGCTTTAATACTATTAAGCCATATGGTAATAATGTTTATAAAGTCGGGGATAAGATAGGTCAACTGGTAGTATTACCATTGCCAGAAGTTACATTTGAAGAGGTAGAAGAATTAACAAGTACAGACCGTGGCGAAGGTGGGTTTGGAAGTACAGGAGTATAACATGGATAAGATTAAAGAAAACAAGATTTGTATTATAGCTGTAATTATAGCTTTACTTATTGGTAGGTTTGTATTACAACCTAAAGCTAAAGTGGAGATTAAGACAGTAGAGAAACTTGTGGAAGTTATTAAAGAAGTTAAAGTGGAAGATAAGAAAAAGAATGTTAGGATTATTGAGCATAAGAATAAAGACGGTAGTTCAACTAAAGAAACTACTATCTCGGAAGATACACATGCTACAGATAATAAAGATACTAATATAACGGCCACAAAAGAAACTACTAAGACAGTATCTAATAGAGGTATACAGCTTGGAGTTATTGCCTTTGACCCTTGGAAAGTCGAACATAGTTTTGGGCTATTGACTACAATCCCTGTTTATGGTAGTCTATCAATTACAGGGATGGTAACTACCGACAAGAAAGTTGGTGTGGGGCTTACTATAGAGTTTTAGGAGGTTATATGATATCAGTTGCACAAGTAGCGTTACATATACTATTTGATGATTACTTATTCTTTACTTTCTTATTTTTAGCAGGTTGTGGGTTTGGTGCATTGATTGTACTATCA